CATAGTTATATATTTTAATGTTAGAAATATATTTTTCTTAAATTTAAATATAGCTATAATATATATAGTTATGAATAAAATTACTGAAGCTGGAGTAGTACATGCAAAATGGTGTGGCCATTGCAAAGGTATGATTGATGATTGGAATAAATTTGCTGGTAAGGGACAACATGGTGGTATCCAAATAAAAACATATGATGAAAGTGATAATAAGCATGTATCTGATGGTATTGTGGCTGATGGTTTTCCAACTTTCTATTCAAAAGATGCAAGTGGTAATGTAAATACAAGTCATTCAGTAGAAAGATCTTTTGGTGGATTTGAAAAATGGTTTAATGAGATGTCTGGTGGAAGTGATGAGATGTCTGGTGGAAAGAAGAAAACAAAGAAAAAGAAAACAACTAAAATCACAAAAAAGAAAACTTCAAAAAAAAAGACCACAAAGAAAAAAACAACAAAGAAAAAAACAGCAAAGAAGAAAACCACAAAGAAAAATAATAAACTTTTTTTCGGTTTATTTTAAATCTTTTTAACTAACTACAAATTTTTATTAAGATATAATAATAATTTGTATAAAATTGAATAAAATCACACAAAATATATAAAAGAAAGATTACAAATATTAATAAAATGAAAATCCGAAAAATAACAAAATCATTTCGTTTATTTGACTTTAAAGCTTATGATGGGAAAGACATTAATGAAGGTTCAAATGATTTTGTTTATCCAAATCAAAAAAAATTTTATATTGAAATGATAGGTATAAATGAACTAGGTCAAAGTTGTTCTATTACTATTACAGATTATAAACCATTCTTTTATGTATTAGTTGATGACAATTGGGAAGAAGGTGAAGCAAAATCATTACAAAATCACATTAACTCGCAATTATCCAAAAGACTAGAACAATTTGTTACTGATGCTGAAATAATTGATTGTAATAAGCTTTATGGTTTTACTGCTGGTAAAAAAAGTAGATTTGTAAAACTAACATTCACAAATAACTATATTATGAATAAAGTAAAATCTATGTGGTATTCTTATAAAGAGGAAACAGATAGCGAAACCGGTGAAATCTATAATAATAGAGTTCAAACAAAATTTATTTATTTAGGTTGTGATTTAAAAATATACGAAGCTAATATACCGCCTTTATTAAGGTACCTTCATATTAACAATATAAGTCCATCTGGATGGATTTCTATACCAATAAAAGAAGTTCAAACAAATTATGTAAAAAATACTACTTGTAATTTTGAATATATCTGTAAGATTAAACAAATTGTTCCGTTACCAAATAAAGAAGCAATTGTTCCTTACAAAATAATGAGTTTTGATATTGAAGCTGGTTCAAGTCATGGTGATTTCCCTGTACCAGTTAAAACATATAAAAAATTAGCTACAAACATAATAGATATTTTTATAAAAAAAAGAAGTGACTTAAAAATAGATTCAGCTGTAAATATGTTTAAAAAAATTATATTGAAAGCATTTTATGAAAATGAAAAAGCTATATCATTAAAGTTAGAATCAATAGATAAAATTTATCCAAAAGAACTACCAACTAAAGAAGAATTGATAAAAAAAATAGATTTTATATTAGAATATTCATTAATTGATTTTAAAAAGGAGTACAAGTCATCAGTAATAAAAATAAGTGACGCATTTGAAAAAATGGAAAATTACGATTCTGATGATGAAAATGAAAAAAATACAAAAAATAATTTGAATAAAAAAACCACAGTTATTGATATGTTGTTAGGAGATACCTATAAAAGAGATCAAGTAATAAATGAATTAAATAATATTTTGACTGGAATACTTCCTGAATTAGAAGGAGATCCAGTAACATTTATAGGTTCTACATTTATGAAATATGGTGAAAAAACTCCTTATTATAATCATTGTATTGTTTTAAATAAAAGTACTAAATTAGAAAATATTGATTTAGAGTGTTATGATACTGAAAAAGAGGTATTATTAGCTTGGAAAAACTTAATAGATAGAGAAAATCCAGACATTATAATAGGGTATAATATTTTTGGTTTTGATTATGAGTTTATGTTTCAAAGAGCAGTTCAAAATAAATGTGAAAGAGAATTTTTAAAACTGTCTAGAACTAAAGATGAAATATGCGCAAAAATTAAAAATGAAAAAGTAGAATCGATTGAAAATACAAAAATAGCAATTGCAAGTGGTGAATATGATTTAAAATATATAAATATGTTTGGTAGATTACAAATTGATATGTATGCATATTTTAGACGAGATTTTAATTTATCTTCATATAAATTAGATGATGTATCAGGACAGTATATTAGTGATGATATAAAGAAAATCGAGTATAAGGATAACAAAACCTATCTTTATACAAAAAATATAATTGGTTTAAATGTTGGTGATTTTATACATATTGAATTAGTTAGTTTTACAATAGATCATTATGATAATGGAAAAAAAATAAAAGTAATTGATATTCTTAAGGATATAGAAAAAGATGAAAAAAAATATAATGTTTTAGTTGTGGAAGGTAAATATGAAATAAACGAAAATAAAAAAAAGATAAAATGGGGAATGGCTAAGGATGATGTCACACCACAAGATATTTTTAGACTTACAAAAGGAACAAATGAAGATAGATCAATAGTTGCAAAATATTGTATTCAGGATTGTAATTTAGTTCATTACTTAATGAATAAAATTGATGTTATAACTGGATATATTGAAATGGCTAGTATTTGTAGTGTTCCTATTAGTTATCTTGTTTTCAGAGGACAGGGTATAAAATTAACAAGTTATGTTGCAAAAAAATGTAGAGAAAAGGATACTCTTATGCCAGATTTACAAAAACCAAAAAATGCAAGTGGTTATGAAGGAGCAATAGTTTTACCTCCAAAATGTGAAATGTATATGGATAATCCAGTAGCATGTGTTGATTACTCATCTTTATATCCATCATCAATGATAAGTCAAAACTATAGTCATGATAGTAAAGTTTGGACCAAAACATATGATAATGACAATAATTTAATAAAAATTACAGGAGAAAAAGATAGTAATAATAATTTTATATATGATAATATCGATGGATATGAATATATTAATATTGAATTCGATATATTTGAATATAGAAGACCAAAAGATAATCCGAAGGCAAGAGCAGAGAAAACAAAAGTTGGAAAAAAAATATGTAGATGGGCACAACTTCCTAAAAATCAAAAATCTATTATGCCGTCAATATTAGAAGAATTATTAAAAGCAAGGAAAGATACAAGAAAAAAGATTAAAACTGAAAATGATCCATTTATGCAAAATATTCTGGACAAAAGACAATTAGGTTATAAAGTAACTGCTAATTCATTATATGGTCAATGTGGATCTAAAACATCTACATTTTACGAACAAGACGTTGCTGCATCTACAACTGCTACGGGTAGATCTATGATTATATACGGAAAAAGAATGATTGAAGAGCTTTATGGAGACCTAGAATATAAGACAAAAGATGGAAAAATTGTAAAAACGAATGCAGAATATATATATGGAGACACTGATTCGGTATTCTTTTCATTTAATCTATGTGATCCTGAAACAAAAAATAAAATTGTAGGATATGATGCACTTAAATATACAATAGAAATAGCACAAGAGGCAGCAGAATTATGTTCAATGTTTTTAAAACCGCCGATGTTTTTAGAATATGAAAAAACATTAATGCCTTTTATTTTATTATCAAAAAAAAGGTATGTTGGAATGTTATATGAAGACAATCCAGATAAAGGTTATTTAAAATATATGGGATTATCTATTAAAAGAAGAGATTCTTGTGACTATTTAAAAGATACTTATGGGGAGATTATTAATATATTAATGAATGAAAGTAATATTGAAAGTGCTATAAAATATTTAAAAAATTCATTAAATAATTTGGCAACTGGAAAAGTTGGCACAGACAAATTATTAATAACAAAGGCATTGAGGGGATATTATAAAAATCCAGATCAGATTGCCCATCAAGTTTTAGCAGAAAGAATAGGAAAAAGGGATCCAGGAAATAAACCTAAACCTGGAGATAGGATGAGATATTTATTTTATGTAAATAATAATAAAAAGGCATTAAATGGTGAAAAAATAGAAACGCCCGAATATATAAAAGATAATAAATTAAAAATCGATTATTCTTATTATATTACAAATCAACTTATGAAACCATTACAACAATTATTTGGGTTAGCACTGGAAAAAATTTATATATCACAAAACAAAAAAGCAGCGATTAAAAATTATAAAGAAGAAATTTTAAAAATTGAAAAATTATGTAAGGATGATTTTGAATTATTTATAAAAAAAAAAGAAAAGATTTGTTCAAGTAAAATTAAATCGATCCTCTTTGACGAAATTTTAAGAAAAATAGAAAATGAAAAGTTAAATATGAGGTCAATAAAAAGTTATTTTTAAAAATAAAAAATAATTAAAATGTAAATTTTTTTTATATTTTAATTTTCGGTATTTTCTGTATTATTTGTTACTATAGTCCTATTAGTGCCTACTGTAGGAAATCCATATAAACTAGGAATATCATCTACGTATTCTATTGTATTAATAATCTCATTTTGTACCGAGTAGAAAGAACTATCTAGATTTATTGGTTGAAGTTCTATTGTATCATTATTAGATGAAGATAATACAGGTTCAAAACTATTGGATATATTAAAATCACTCTCAAAACTTAGATTTATATCATCATTATTGTTATCTCCTGTTCTGGATATAGACCATGTTACATGATCTTCTTCATCACTGTCTATAATTATTCTATTCCTATTATAATTCTTAGTTTTTCTTTTTTTGACAAAAACATTTCTACATAATGGACATTTGTCGCAGTTTTTTTGATTATCGTTTTGAAAATGTTGGAATATGCAATCTATGCAAAATTTATGATTACAATTAGTAACTAAATAATTATTATTAGAGAATTCTTCTAAGCAAATAGGACAAGATTCTAATTCAACTTTTCTTTGGGGTATTTTATTGGTAATTAGTCCTTTATAACATAAGGTGTATTTCCCCGGTTTAAATATATTCTTCTCAAATGTATAATTTTCTATTGGATGATCTGGTATAAATAAATTAAAATCTATCCTTAGCTTAACTATTAATTCTAACAATTTTCTCATTTCTATTCTTTTTCCATAAATAACATTCTTACATAATTTTTTATACCTTTTAGAGGCGGTATCACCATACCACCACCTACAATCATTAGGTTTAACTATATAATTATTTTGTTTATCGATTTCATCTATTCTTTCATGTGTTGATAATTTGACGTACAACCAATTATGTTCATTATTTTCTTTATTAAGAATGGAAATTGCTAATTTATTTAGTTCTTGATTATTCATGATATTTTTTATTAAAATTTATATAGATAAATTTTAAATCAATTTTATATTTTTTTACAAATGAGTTAATATTTAAATAACTTAAATATAAATTGACAATAAAGAAAAATGTTAAAAATTATTTTATTTTTAATGTATTTTTCTGGTGTATCTGGGTTTAGATTTTCAAGTCCATTAAGAAAAAGGAACATAATAAAAATGGAGGCAAGTGAATATTTCGAGCCAATAAAAGTGATTAACGAATTGAATAGAGAAACTATAGGAGACAGTTGGACTTATAGTAGATTGGTACAAGAGGTAAAAGATCATCATGTGGATGGAATTTCATTCATTAACGATGGTAATATTGCAATATCTATTGATAATATTACTCCTGATGGAATCTATCATGGATCAAATATTCATTATACAAAATTATTACCAGAAACACATGATTTATTGGTAAATTTGCTAACTCAAAATAAGGTAGTATTCGATGTAATGAGTGAAACTGTAAAAAATAATGGTTTTTTAACAATGTTATCTCAATCTTTTTTTACAATCGGTTTATATTCAATTATTGTATTAGGTATAAATTTACTAATAAGAACAAATCCATATGTTAAAAATAATATTCAAGGAGGACAAATAAATCAATTCAGTGATTATGGTAATTTGTTTAAAAATAATGATAACAAGATAATACCTCCACTAGATACAAAATTTGATGATGTTGCTGGTTGTGATGAAGCGAAGTTTGAATTAACAGAAACAGTAGATTTTTTAAAAAATCCATCAAAGTATAAAGATGCTGGAGCAAAAATTCCAAAAGGTATATTACTAGAAGGTCCTCCAGGAACTGGTAAAACTTTATTAGCTAAGGCAGTAGCTGGTGAAGCAGAAGTTCCATTTTTAAGTGCAAGTGGTTCTGAATTTATAGAAATGTTCGTAGGTGTAGGAGCATCAAGAGTTAGAAGTTTGTTTGATAAAGCAGCAGAATTATCTCCTTGTGTAATATTTATAGATGAAATTGATGCAGTAGGAAGAAAAAGAGGAGCAGGTATTGCAGGTGGAAATGACGAAAGGGAACAAACATTAAATGAGATATTAACTAGAATGGATGGTTTTGATACAATTGACGGGATTATAGTAATGGGTGCTACAAATAGAATTGATATATTAGATTCAGCATTAGTAAGACCAGGTAGATTTGATAGAAAAGTAACGGTATCATTACCAGATTATCAAGGAAGAGTAGCTATATCAAAAGTTCATTTTAAAAATAAAAAATTACATAATAATTTTGATTTTGATGAAGTTGCTGCATTAACAAACGGGTTTTCAGGAGCAGATTTGGCTAATTTAGCCAACGAAGCAGCTATATTGTCAGTTAGAAATAATAAAACAGCAATTGATAAAGATATTTTATTTGATGCGTATGAAAAGATAACATTAGGCTTAAGATCATATAATCAAGAACCAGATCCAAAAGTAACTGAATTAATATCATATCATGAAACAGGTCATGGATTATTGGTAAAAGTTTTTGATGAATTTTTTGATTTAAGAAAAATTACGATTGAAGCAAATAAGGCAGGTGCTGGTGGATATACTTTATTCACTGCAAAAGATTATTATTCGAAATATCCAACTAAAAAGTTTTGTTTAGCTCAACTTGTAATAACACTAGGAGGAAGGGCTGCAGAAGTCTATTTAGGAAGAAAGAATTATGACCCAGAGAATGTATCTAATCAAATATTTGAAGAATATTCTGATTTAGATGTAACAACAGGGGCTACAAATGATTTAGAACAAGCTTTTAATTTAGCGAAATTGTATATTACAAGATTTGGATTCTCTGAGGAGTTTAAAATTGATATAAAAGACAAAACATTACCATTTTTAGGAGAAGAATTAGGAAAAAACAAAAATGCAAATTTAGGAGGTAATGGTCTAAATTCAGAAATCAATTATTTGATTCAATATGCATTTGAGACAGCATTTGATTTGATTAACAAAAATGAGGAATTATTTTTAGAAATTATAGAAGTACTTAAGAAAAAAAGAACTATTGGTATTATTGACATCAATGAATTAGAACTATAATGTATATGTTATTACCAAATCCTATGATTAAAAATATTATTACTGGAATAATTGCTCCTCATGGAATTACTGATTTAGTTCATGCAAAACAAAATAATCTGCTTCCTGAATTATACACAATAAATATTGTATCTGTTTTAGGAGCAATGGGATTAGAACATAATGCTGAAACCCTTTTAAATGTTATTTTCTATACAATTTCCATATATCATTTTAGAAATGATATGCCAAAAATTAAAGACTGTAATCAAACCATCTTAAGTACATTAATGATTCTTTCTTTTTTTGCAATAAATCCAAATATTTTTTTGTATTATATGGTGTTTATTCATGTTCCAAATCATTATTTAATGAGTTGGAACATGATGTCAAAAGATAAAAAATTAAGTGTTTTAATTATTAGTTTGGCAACTCTAATATCTATGGTATTAGGAAATACAAAACTAATAGAATATGAAATAGTTGATACAATAGCAAAAGGGTTAATTTTTAGTCATATCATATATGAAGAGGCATATATATTCAAAACAATTCCGATAGAAATGCCAGAAGAATAATTATTTATTTTTCTAGTTTTTTTAATATTCTATTATTTTCTCGCATTAATGCTTTTTTTTCATTTTCCAAATCAGAAATATCTTTTAAGAGTTTGTCTATCGAATAAAATGGATCTATTATGTTTATTTTCTTTTTTTGCAGTATTTTATCATTCACATTATACATATCTGAAAATGCATAAATAATTAAATCAGAATCAATTATAAATGGGTTATAATTGTTTTGATATTTATAACTAATTATATTTTTATGATATTCTTCTTTCGAAGGAGGATCCTTTAAGTTCCATTCTACTAATGTTTTAATGTCAATTACCTCCTTTAATTGTTCAATTAAATCATACTTAATTGAAAAGTATGCTAGGGACCTAGAGATCATACCTCTTGAATATAGAGTTGGTATAAACTTTTTTGTTTTTTTATTTATTATCATCATATATCCAGTCTTTACAAATATTTCTTTTCCTGTAATTTCATTTCCAAGTGTATCGACAAAATGATCTGAATAATTATCTACATAATCTTCGTGACTTATATATTTAAAATTTTGTCTTTGTGAATTTAATTTAGTGTTACATAGATACAAATTATGTAAATCAGATTTCATTTGTGCTTTATTTATATTATTTTTGAATAAGCTTTGAGGAAATATATGTTCAATGTTTTTATCTAATGTATTATCACCATATATATCTATAAAATCTATTTCTGTATGCATTATATTTTTTGCTTTTTCATATGATAAAGCCTTAAAATTATGATTTATTTGTAAATTAATATCTTTTCTAATTTTACTAGGTTGAACACTTTGCAATATGTGATGACTTATATAACTAAATACTCTTTTCATATATAAAAATAACAGGATTATTTTTATCATTATAATATATATATGAAATTTTATAATAATTATAACGGTATTTATCTTTTTATTTTATTATTCATTTTATGGGCAATCAACATGGGTAGTATATGTCCTTGTGATAACCCAGATCCAAGATGTATCAGGCATGAATTCTACGGAGTACAGTTAAATCACTTTTTCTTATTTTCGATTTTAGGATTTATTTTTCCTTCTTTCTTTTTTATATTAATGTTACTCGGTTTAACTTGGGAAATTTTTGAATATTTTCTCGAATTTTATGAAAAATTTACCATGGAGATCATTGGTGGTTGTTTGGCAAAAGCACCTATCAATCACAATGAAAAAAACAATAAACCATCTAAATATATAGTTTATAGAGACATTCCTAAGTATATGAATCCTATTGATAAATTTGTTGGTATTGAAAATTCTAAAAAACATACATGGCATGGATCAGTTGCTGAATTAATACCAAATTTTCTCGGATTTTCTACAGGATATTTTATCAATAAATTGTTGATTTGAATATTTCCTTAATTCTCTCTTATTAATATAATAATATTTTTATAATATTAATACACTGTAAATTATAAATTAGGCACATCTATTAATGCAGTTTCTTCTGGACTGAAAAAATAACGTTTGTTTCTTAATTTTTCTTCATCAAAGTGTCTAAATAAAAATTCTGTGATAATACATAATCCAGTTTTTCTTATACTTTGTTTTAATTCTTGCTTATTATAATAGTATTCATGTTTATTAGTAGATGATTCCTTTTCATTTACTCCCTGACAGTTTCCTAAATTTAATAAACATTTTAGCTTTCTAATTGTATCTTCCTTATTTGCATTTTTACAAACAGATCCTTTGTTTTTATATTTTGAAGTAAATTCTTTTGTTTTAAATAATACCGATTCATTTTTAAACAATTGCATAAAACCAATTACAGGATGTATATTTTCTCGACTTACTCCTAATTTCCTATACACTAAAGGAATATATTCATTATACTCCTCTCCATCAATCATATTAAATATACCTTCATTCGATATGTATAAATTATTAATATTATCATCAGAATCATTTTTTAAAATTACTGCAAATTCATTAGAGTTTTTATAGATCATTCTTTTCTCGAAATATTTTAAAATATTTTCTTCAACATCATTTAATTTTTCAGTATTGTTATAAATTCCATTTAATAATATCAATCTAATTTTTAAACTACTGCAATCCAAGTAATGTTGCAATGTATATTTTTTGAAATTCTCTTTTGTTAAATTGTGTTTCTCGAATAAAAAGTATTTTAGTTCTGTGCTTTTCAATTCAGTATACCAATCAGCATTAGATTCTATTTTATTAGAATCAATATTCTCTTCCAAACAATTATTTACAATATCCTCAATTTTATTTAAATAATACTCATAATCTTCTATTCTTGACAAATTGTTATCATCCATTTCTTTAATTTTGAATTTTTTATTTCCTATTACTTCTATGTTAAGCCTATCTGGTTTATAATCTAAATTATTTATTCTTTCAAATGTAGTAGCTTCGTTATCTTCAATTTCAATTGGTTGAAATAAATAGAAATCACCCTTATTTATTATGTATCCTCTTCTACCAAAATTATCGATTACATTTAAATTATTAATAAATAAAGTTAGACTATATAATATTTGCTCTCTTGGATAATTTCTATTTAAATTTATTTCATTAATCAATTCGTCTTTTTTATAAAATGCTTTTTCTTTAAAAAGTTGTTTTATTCTTTTTATTATCATATCAAAATTTGTCTCTGCAAAGAAACTATTGTAACTTTGATTATTAATTTCATTGATATTTATTTTTTCATTGTTTGCGCATTCAAAATTACAATTATCCATATAATCGCAAATCGAAGAATATGGTTTATTTCCAACAGTATATTTTATTTTCTTACCGTTTGATAATTCAATATTAACAACATTATTTACTGAAAATTCTTTGAACTTTTCTATTGAAAAATTTGTTTGACTTATATTAAGATTACAATCTATCGCATTTTTTTTTAATAAACGAGTAACTTGACCAATTTGTTTTGCTTTTTTCTCAGCTAATCTATACAAATACATATCCGCTGGTTCTATCTTTTTCTCCTTTTCCTCCAAAACATTCATTGCGTACATATAAATTTCTACATTTCTTTCTTCAAATGGTAGAGAACAATGACTTAAATTACGAACCCCCCTACCTATAATTTGTTCAATTCTATTTAAATTATACCATGGTTCCATTATATGAACTTGTCTTATGTTTTTAAAATCTAAACCTTCAGATGCAGCCTTAGAAATGATTACAACCTTGATTTGTGAGCCATCAAGATTATTTGGATTAGTTACCATTTTCATATCTTCCGCATTATTATGAGAAAAATTTACATCACCTGTTACTAAAACATACTGAGCCGGTCTAAATTTAATATTTTTAAGATCTTTTTTTGGTTTCATGTGTATTGAGTCGATTGGGTCGGTAGGAGGTTCTTTAAACAATGGTTTTGACAATGAGGATGAACTATATCTTGTAAAGCCTAATTCTTCTAATGCCAATGCAATAGGAATAACTCCACCTTCAATATACATACTGTATATTAATATAATACCTTTTGATTTCATAACATTATTACAAATATTTGAAATTTTAGAACTATATGATGGAAGAACAGTTTTCGAGAAAATTCTACCATAATTTGACATTATTTCAGGTTTATATTCATAATTAAATTTAATTGGTTTAATTCCATCCATTTTTGTTTCAAAATTCATTATCCTTCTAAGACCATTTTTTCCAACTATATCCATGTTATTAAGATTGTAAATCTTAGATTTTATTAAATCTTTATCAAGGGTCGAGTAATCTTTATCAAATAAATCTTCTATTTCCATTTTTGGATAAACTATATTTAAAGATTCTAATGGTTTTTGCAATAAACTATAACCAAACGATTCTAGGTTCTCGAAATTTGGTAATTTTTCATTTTGTGTATTATTTTTAAGATTTTGTATTATTAAATTATAAGCTTTCTTTTGGTATTCACCCATATCTACCATATATAAAGGTAAATTAGTTTCAAAATCTATATTACTATCATTTAATTGAGTATTAGGATATTTTTCCTTTTTTAAAACATTTTCTGGAGAAAATTCATTAGGATAAATTCTAAAAGGAAAAGAGTATGGGTTCTCTCCTTGTATATAAGAAACATAACCAATTAATTTTCTTTGCAATAGTTCTTCTCCTGATTCTGAGTTCTCATTTTCAGCTTCTTTAAATGTGCCATCTGACTTAAAAACATCTGATTCTTTGATAATACCTCTTTTATCATTTAAATTGAGAAGATTTGTAATCCATATTATTTCTTTATAGGTGTTATACATTGGTGTAGCAGATAAGAGAACCAATTTCATATTATTGGCATACTTTGCAGCTTTCATTAATAAATAAACAGTCTGTTTTCTTTCAATATTATCATCTGCAATTCGAATATTATGAACTTCATCAATTATAATTAAGCGATTATTAAAATATTTTTGAATCAAAGAAATCTGAATATTTTCGATTTGTTTTTTTGTGTATCCTGAATTTTCATTAATATTAATAAGACGATTAATAAAATTAGAAAATCCAATGTACCCCATAAAATTGTAATTAGTTGAAATAATATTATTGATCTGTTTAATAATTTGCTTTTTAGTCAATTGCTTACTATTCATAGGATTTATTTCAGAAATTAAAGAATTACCTACACATGTATTTAAAGTCCATATACCATTATTGTTTTGTAATTTATTTGGATCAAATAATTGCAGTTTAAAATTGGATTGAACATTTGGACTTGCAATAATGATTATTTGTTGATTAGATGTATTGGTGTATTTATAATAATTCCTTGTCTCTTCTGCTATACCAATAGCACTACAGGTTTTACCAGTACCTACACTGTGAAATAATAATAAACTATTATAAGGGGTATAAGAAGACAAGAAATTTTTTATAAAATTCTGATGAGGCATTAATTCAAAATCAGCATTACACAATAACTCACTTTGTTCTTTAATATCAAACATTTTGTCATCATATTTATGATCATAAAATTCCTTTTTTTTAGCAATTTTAATGCTAAACTTAGGATCATCTAAATCTGGATATAAAAAATCAGGATTTTCATTTTCTTTATAATTTTCGAATGATTTTTTCTCAAGAGCTAATAAAAATTTATTGTAATCTTTATATTCTGATTGTAATATTCTTTCTTGACTGTTATCAAATTCAAAGACATTCGATAAATCCTTATTTAATATAATTTTATCAATATTTGTGTTTTCAAAAAGATCATCCTCCTCCAATTCTTCTTGTTTTGATACTATTTTCTCAATTTTTTGAATATCTTCTTCATCAATCTTATCCTCCTTTATTTCCTCTTCTTTTTTCTCAATGTTATCGATAATTTTCTTCTGAAAATACTTTTGTAAATCTAAAATACCTTCTATATCCAAATCTTCATTATGAATTCCGTTTATTAAATTGTCTTTACTAATAAGCTTACCTGTATTTTTCTTAAAAGGTTTATTTAAAAGTTTATAATATAGTTCTTTAATAAATATAATATTACATTGATTATAATGATCTGCATTAAATTTATTATCTTTATTATAGAGAAAATCTTCGTCAATAAAGGGTTCATCTTTGAATTCATTTAAATTTAATTTTTCAATACAATTTTTTTTTGGTCTCCCTTTAGCCTTTTTGAATTCTATTTCTGCTTTTTTTGCTACATTTAATACATCTTCTTTTTCATTCATTTTATCTTTTGATTTGTCGTTATCACTGCTATATAAATAATTATTAGTGAATTCTTCACCAACGACACCAGCAAAATTTTTTTTGTTTGTTAAGTAAATATTATCATCTTCCATAATTAGATTATATGTATATATTATTTACATATAATTAAACACTAAACAAAAAATAATTATTAATTATTTCATTTACCTTTGCTAATAAATTGATTTTTTCTAAATTATAATACCTAATACAATCTTTACAATTTTCAAAAGTCTTCCATTCCATCTTACTAACTTCTGATTTCTGAAATTTACTAGTATCCAGGGAATCTTCATAACTCATATTTGCAACGTAATACTTATGCTTATAGGATTTATAATTTGAACCAGTGAATATCTCTTCAAATGGAAATAAATTATTTATATTTGTAAGTAAATTTGTTTCATAACCAGTTTCTTCATTAAATTCTCTAATAGCACAATCATAATCCTTTTCCATATAATTTCTTCTTCCCTTAGGAAACCCCCATTCAGGTTCATCCCATCCTTTTTCATCTATAATCTCATCTAATAAAGTTTTTAAATTATAAAAATCTTCATTTGTTTTAACACCTTTTAATAGTGCATTAAAACGTTCTTTAGATATATTTTCTTCTGATTTATATTTGCATAAGTTATTTGTTCCCCAAAGATTATTCCATAATGTATCAAAATTTTGTTCTAATAATATTTTTTTTTCGTATGTTGTCATCTGTCTTAACATATTTAGTATATATTCTTTGTTTATAAGTGAATATTTTCCTCTTAAAAAATCAATAAAACCTAATGTATCTTTTCTTCTTATTAATAAATATTCAATCTTACACTCTTCATTCACTCTAAATGCAATTATACCTATACTAGTTATTGGTATTTTACATTGATGAAAAACGTGCCCATTTTTTCCACAATTATTACAATAATTTATTTCATTCATTTGTTAAAATTATAAAAGATAAATCTTTATATAATTATAATGAATAATAAATCCGAATATTGGGGACCTCATTATTGGTTTTTTCTACAAACTGTTGCTGAAACCTATCCAAAATATCCTAATGATGTTACAAAAAAAAAATTTTATGAATTAATAATTAACATGCCTTTATTTATTCCCGAAGAAAAAATTGGAAATGAATTTGCTAAAATTTTAGATAAATATCCAGTTACGCCATATTTAGATAATAGGGATTCATTTAAGAAGTGGATTCATTTTATACATAATAAAATTAATCAAAGGTTAGGAAAAAAACCAATTTCTTATGCTTATTCGAGAAAAAAATACATGGATAATTTTAAACCTAAAGTTGTTTATCTTCATGAAAAATTAAAAATAAATAAAAATTATCTTTATTCAAGTTTTATTATATTTGGAATTTTAATATTATTATTTAATCAATAATATATATATGAAATTAGAATTATTTTTATTAGCATTAACATATTTTATAGTGGGAAATATACACAATGAAGGCCTTTATTTAAAAATGATTTATGATAACAAGAAATATTTTCACATGGCTGGAGTTATTCTCGGTGCAATTGTTATATATTGGTTATTAAAAAAAAATCCTCATAAAACAAGTGAAATTATTAAAACTTCAAATGAATATATTAAATATTTACCTGTTGATAAAGATACTAGTTCTATATTGACTCCTATATTTGATATAACAAGTAAAGGATATAGCAATGGTTTAATATCAGGTGGTAATAATAATAATGTTGATAATTTAGCAGAACAAAGAATAAAAAATTCTGGAATTAAACAGGGTACAAAAAGATCTGTAAGCGAAACAAAAAAAAAATATGTGGCTTCTAATCAAAACTGGAAATGTGGAGATTGTACAAAGCAACTTAATGCATGGTTTGAAATTGATCATAAAATTCGACTAGAACATGGTGGTAGCAATCATATAGATAATTTGGTTGCTTTATGTAGAGAATGTCATGGAAAAAAAACTACAATTGAAAACTTATAATTATTTTTAATTTATAAATATAATTATATTATAAGATGAGTACTGAAAATGAAGAGAATAATAAAAGTATAATAAAAGGATTAGATAAAAGATTTGAATATTTGGGTATTGCTTTAATCGTTGTAGTATTTTTAGCAGTTGTTGTTTATGGAATCGTTATTTCAATTCAATATAATTTTTCATCGATTTTCCAGAAAATATTTAGTTTATTTGGAATTAATTCTGATTCTGGAAATGAAATTTTAATTATATCTCTAATTTTGTTATCTTTAATAACTAATATTTTTTTAACTTCTGATTTAAACTTTAATATAACAGAATCAGAGAAAAATTACTTAATCATTTCTTTGATTTTTATTTCAGCTATACCCTTATTTATCTTATTTTTCTCATCCACAGGCTTATCAATTTTTAAACTAAATATGATGCAATCAAAATTCAATTATGGTATTATTCCTTTATTAATTTTTTTAATAGCTAATTCTTCACTAGAGTTAGACAATCGATCTATTACTGACAATAGTAATCAGGTATCATTTTTAATTACTGTATTTACACTTATTTTATTTTTACTTTCTCTATATTTTAAAGACTTAAAATCAATATTTACAATACCTGGTGGATTATTTATTGCTTTAATGGTTATGACTCTACCTTTAATCGATAAATTTATATTAAATTATATTGATTTTGAAGAAAAACAATTCTTTATTTTTTCAGGAGTTATAGCTCTTGTCCTATTTTTAATATTCGCTGGTGTTCTTTTTGATTTTAATAGCTTTCCAAATCTTTACAACGTTATAGATAATTTGAGAAAGGATTATTTTTTTAGTTCCAGTGTTATATTTTATTTGATATTGATTGCATTAATTCCTTTACTAGGAACTAGATATTTTTTAATTGAGAAGGATGAAACAACTGCTGAAGAACAATTTACTATTTTAAAAGATGTTGCTATATTTGTATTTCCAGTAATTCTTCTAATGTTGTTTGGAACAAATATATTTAATTCAAATAATTCAGGTTTAGGTGTAATGTTTTATTCAATTATTACAATTGGTTTTATATTTTTATACTTGTATTTAATTACTATTTTAAGTGATGACCAGAAAGATTTATTAAATTACATTTCAGGATTACTCATTATTTTAGCAGTAGTATTATTTTTAGCATTGTTTGTCTTAATGACTGGAAATTTTATGGCCTCATTAGAAGGCGTACCTGGTATAATTGCATATTTAATATTTTACATTCCTTGTTTAATTATAGATTTAATAAACTTCATCAGAAAAGAATTCAGTTTGGTTACTCCTACGGTAGGTATAGTATTTATTCTTGAAATATTTGTAATATTAGGATACTTGTATTTGCCAAAGTTATTTAATGATATGACACAACTTAGTGGAATAGATTTAATAAAAGAACCGGTTATATTAAATCAAGAAGTTAGTCTTCCTGGAGGTGAAATGTTTATGATTCCAAAAAAGAATGATAATAATTTACTTGGTATGAGTTCAAAAGACAAACCAAGATATAATTATGCAGTATCTATGTGGGTATATATAAACACAAATGCATCAAATAATAATGCTTATGCAAATGAATTAAATATATTTAATTATAATAATAAACCGAGTGTATCTTACAAAATAAATATATCTGGTTGTAGTGATAAACCCACAGATATTGACGAAAATAATAGAATATTTTATCCGACTGGAACAAAAGATGGTTGTGTTCCGGATGAAGTTAATTTAGATAATATTAACGGAATGACAAGTAATTTTATATTTAAATTATCAAATATTGAAAACAATAAAGATAATACCTTAAAAACAGTTAAGGTGGAATTACCGTCTCAAAAATGGCACTTTTTAGTTTTTAATTATAATGATAATACAGTGGATGTATTTATTAATGGAAATTTACATACAAGTTACACTTTTGTAAATGAAGATAGACCAACTTATGATAAAATAAATGATATTGTAAAAATCGGACAAAAAGAAGGTTTAGAAGGTGTTATTTGTAATACAAAATATCATACAAAGCCTTTAAATAAATTTGAAATTGTAAATACTTATAATTTATTAATCAATAATAATCCTCCAATAAATAATTTATAATTATAATTTATAAATAATGGATCCAACTTTTATTATTTTAGGAGTTATATTGATTGTTCTTTTGTATATATTATTTATTTATTTTTCAGTAGATAAAGCACTTTTACAAGAATACGTACATTTAGATGATACATTAGACCCTATTACCGATTTAGAAAAACCTGAATCAACACGTTATGCATATGGATTTTGGATATATGTAAATACATGGGATTCATCAATGAGTAAAACAGTACTAGAAGTAGATAATAATGTTAAAATATATTTAGATCAACAAACTGCTTCTCTTAGTGTAGAAGTTACAACTGGTGCTCAATACCAAAGTACTGCTGATCCAATTAGAGTAAGTAGTAACTTTCCTCTTCAAAAATGGGTACATGTAATAATAAGTATTGATAACGAATTTGTAGATTGTTATATGGATGGTAAGTTAGTAAGATCAGCAAGGATTTATGAAGATTTTGGTGGAACATATTTAAAACCATCTATTCCTCCATCTAATGCAAGTATTAAATTGGCGCCTGTTCCTTTTGATGCATACTTATCTAAGCTTAAAAGATGGACATATCCAATTAATCCACAAAAAGCTTATGATGACTATATGGAAGGAAATGGTCAAGGTGGATTTGCTGGAATCCCAGTTTATGGCCTTGACTTGAAAGTTCTCAAAGATAATGAATTATACAAAGAAATAAATGTATTCTAATTTAGTACAAATACTTTATACTTTTAATATATAAAAGTATAATATATGGATTCTTTAGCTACCTCTCAAATTAGTAATCCCACTCCTGTGAGTGAATCTTCTTATTTAAAATCAAATGGACTCGTTGCTAAATTCGTTTTTGTCATATTAATTGTAATCTTATTTGTATTGCTTTTTAGACTTGGTGTTTATTTAATTGCATGGTACAATAGTCCTGCAAGAGACCCATATGTTGTAAAAGGAATGTTAGATGGCAATTACGGGGTTGTTGTCCCACAAAACCCTAGAAGTGGCGATTCAGTACAAATTTTAAGATCTAACAATGATGATTCAGGTGCTGCATTCACATGGTCCACCTGGCTTTTTGTAAATGATTTTGGTATGAATAATAATAAATTTTATCACGTATTTAGTAAAGGAACACCTGGTTTTAATGAAAACAATAATATTGCAAATGTGCATAATGCACCTGGTGTTTATTTAGGAAAAACGGGAGGTCCTGCTCCTGGTGGTGTCAATAATGCAGGTTTAACATTAAGAGTAGTTATGAGTACCGTACAACTTAATGATGGTAAAACTAGCGTAGATATTGATAATATACCTATTAGAAAATGGTTTCATGTAGCTATTCGTTTAGAAAATACTATACTTGATGTCTATATTAACGGTTCTATTTCTGGCAGATTATTATTGTCTAATGTACCAAAACAAAACTATAATGACATTTTGATTGGTCAAAATGGTGGTTTTTCAGGTAAAATTTCTGATCTTCGTTATTATTCTAGAAGCTTGAATATTTTTCAAATTGAAAAAATTGTAAATAAAGGGCCTAATACTTCTAATAGTAGTTTATCTAATGAAGCTGCCGGTCTCGGACACTATGGCTATTTAGGCTTTGATTGGTATTCTGAAAAATATTAATTTATAATATTATTTTAAGTATAATAAAATAATATATAATGACTACTCCAACCGATATTAATACTATATGTTCAATTAGAAAAAGACAACAAATATTTAATCAACCATTAAATCGTCTTGAAATAATTTCACCATATAAAAATACGAATTTTACAACTTATCAACTGAACATGAAAAGAAAAGTACAAATTTTAAAATATGAAAATGATAGTTCTCAAGATACAACTAGTACTTCCTGGAGTCGTTTGAGTAGAAATAGAAACAATCTAAATTTTATCTTAAGAAAAGACCAGTCTTTTTATGATAAAAATACCAATTCCTATTTAAACTTTTCTACTCCTTCTTATTTAGACACATCTATATGTCCTAATTCTAACGAATTGAACATACAGTTCTCAAAATCTTCTGATATACCTGGGCCTAATATACCTTTATATGACGAACCTGGAATACCTATTTATATGTATAAACCTAATCGTGTTTCTGGTATTGATGATGACAATGAAACTATTAATTTTCAAGTTTTATATCAAAAAGATTATTTTTTACCACAGTCTGTTTCAACTGAATTTTTTACTATCTACATTTCTGAGGTATCACATGATGAACCTACAGAAACTTTTGAAGCTACTTTTCCTATATCTTTTTATTTTAATGCTTATTTAGATTCTGATATTAGTAATGGCGACGTTTTTTTACAAAATAATAAAATTACACTACAACAAATTGACTTTGAAGTTTTTTATAATGGAGAACTAGTACCTACCAATCATATTATTCGTTTTTCCAATTCTAATATGTCATTTAACAATCAATCTAACAATCTTGCTGAATTTGATTTTGATATTTCTTTGAATGCTACAACTGACAATCAAATTACATATTTTAGATATTTAACTACCCTTAAGGTTAGTAATATTAACTTACCAATTAATAATGGATTCATTTATGATATGCATTTAAACATTACCTACGGATTTGAGCCTCAAGATAAGGCTCTTTATAGAACTTTTGTTCCTAATGAAGTCTTCGGAAGTTATGTTTTTCCTTTAAACAGTAATTTATATTATAATTTAAATGTAATTTCCAATAACCTTATTGATACCTCAATAGATATAGATAATAATCTACTTTTAACTTCAAATAAAGAAACTTCTTCTTTTCTTTTTAGAGTTATTAATGATATTGAAATTGTCGAAATACCTGTTGTACCTACTACTTTCTTAAACATTGATCATATTTTTTTAACTCCCATTGTTTTGTTGCATATTGATAAACTTTTCAGATATGTTTTAAGAAATACCAAGGTTAATAATAATACGAATATAATTGATGTTGAACCTACAACTTTTTCTAGTGGGCGAAAATATTATTTAACTGAGGGAGAATACTTTTTTTTTGGCATTGGTGAAAGTTTTGCATTTACAATATTAAATTTAAATAACCCCAATATTTTAATTGAAGAGTATAATAAATCCGAAAACCCTGATCTTGTTAATTTTGAAAATTATAAAATAAAAGATTATAAAAGATACGATACTGTTTATAATACTACTAATGATGGTGACTATACTTTCTTTACTGGTAACGTAAAAATTACTGTTTTGGGTGATTTCGGTACTGTTAGTTTTTTTTCTATTGAAAAAGATTACATGGGTGGATTTAATGCATTACAATATTATAATCCTCTTGAAGATTCAAATACTGTCACTATACAATGTCTATTTCAAACAAAAAACAACTCTTTTTCAACTGAAGATATTAATTCAACAAAATTTATTACATTTAATAGTATTCCCTATAGTAGTAATAACTTAATTGGTCTTAGTGTTGGTAAATATACTATTTCTGGGGTACCAGAATCCAACGCTATTGGATTTATTATTAATGATTTTGACGATATAGAAATAATTGGAGATTTTGTTTTAAAAGAAAATGGCTATTTTATTACTCAGGAAATTGAAAACAGAAGAATTATCTTTTACTATAACACTTTTGTAATTAAAGTTAATAAAATATTTGAAAAAATTAGTTATTTTTCATTCAATAATGGCTACATGGGTGGATATAAAAAAATTGTATTCAATAAAAACTGTCCATTTGCTGTCGAAAAACCACCTGATCCTGATATCTTTTATACAAAAGAAGAAATTCCTGAGCCTGAACCTACTCTTGTTAAACCATTCTTTAATGAAATTGACCTATTCAATTTATTCAATTCTGAAGCATTTGAAAATGAAATTTTAAAAATTACATCTAGTATTGTTACAACTATTGATGTAGTTACTACAATTTCTTTAAGACCATTACCTGGTATTGCTTTTGATATAAAAACTAGTATTAATAATACTAATTTCAACTTTTTAAATTTATCGACAAGAAATAATATTATCAATTACATTTTTCAATCATTTGATAATACATTCTCTTACGAAACTGATAAAGTGACTGTTTCATTTATTGATGATTCCTCCATAATAAACACTATTATAACTGAAGAATTAGAACCTGAACCTGAGCCAGAAAACCCTATAAAATTACCTTTATTTATTCGTTATGATCGTGTTATCATTGACGGAGTTACATATATTGTTAATCGATTATTTTTGAACTTACTTGAAACTGGATACATTTTATCTAGTTCAATTAAAAGTAACTTTACTGGTAGTGTTTTTACAAGTGAAACATATAATGTAACACCATTTACTGATTTTAGACTCGAATTACAAAATGTTGAATTAGAAAATATATATGATGTTATTGTTGAAGCTGAACCAATACCTGAGCCAGAACCTGAACCTTCGCCTGAGCCTGAACCTGAACCTGAACCTTTATATCCACAAGATTATGATAAAGAAAATATCCCTAATGATTTCTATTATAATCCTAATTATTTAATAAATATCTCTAATCAAAATTTATTAGTAAATATTAACAATATTCAAGAAAATAAGTATAATACTTATCTAAGCATTGATAATCAAGATCCTCATATTATCCCTAATCATTTAGATAACTACAATAAATTAGATCATATCTGGTTTAAACAAAATATTTATAAAAATAGTGGGGATAATATACAGATTGCTCAATTTACACTTTCATTAGATGCTAGTGGAGATTTTCAATATACCTACGGTGATGAAAATAATTTTATTTATAATAATTACGATTTAATAGTTGATAGAGGAGCAATTCAAGCCAGAAAAGATATTATTACTAATATACCAGATACTATAAAATTTGTAAATCCTCACATGGCTCTTTATATTAATGCCAGTACTGTTGTATTACAGGGTAATACCAAAATTTACAATGAATTAATACTTACTTTTAGAAAATCTTCTAAGATTATGTATAGTCATTCTTTTAGTGGTAATATAAACGGTGAAGTATTTCAGAGTAATATTGGTACTGATGTAGGTCCCCATTCTACTCTTAATACTATAAATGATGGTGATCTTGAATACGATACATATTTTACTATAGATAATAATATACCTAACTTATTGCCAAACAAACCTGTTAATTGGAATAACATCAATAATCAAATTTGGTTTTTACCTAATTTTGAAGTTAATACTTTTACTCCTTATGTAATTTGTCAAATGACATTATCAAGAGATTGTACCGGTTCAATTATTTACAAATACGCGGACCCTTCTAAAGAAGACTACGGTACTATTACACTTACAATTGATAGAGGTGTGGTGTTTTCTGATCAAATAAATTATATTGGGGAATATGAGTATGAAACTGAACCTGAACCTGAACCTGAACCTGAGCCTGAGCCTGAACCTGAACCTGAACCTGAAGCATTATATCCACCAACTGGTGATTATCCTAGTGAATTTGATTTTGTAATATTTGAACCAGAACCTGAACCTGAACCAGAACCTGAACCTGAACCTGAACCTGAACCAGAACCAGAACCTGAACCTGAGCCAGAACCTGAGCCAGAACCTGAACCTGAACCTGAACCTGAATCTGAACCTGAGCCAGAACCTGAACCTGAATCTGAACCTGAGCCAGAACCTGAACCAGAAGCTGAACCTGAATCTGAACCAGAGCCTGAACCTGAACCAGAAGCTGAACCAGAAGCTGAACCTGAATCTGAACCTGAGCCTGAACCTGAACCAGAAGCTGAACCAGAATCTGAACCTGAGCCAGAACCTGAACCTGATGAAACTTTACAGGTTAAAAAAATAAAAATAGTACCTAGTGATAGTAATGGTAATCCACTTTATTATGACGATGCTGAACCAAATTATGAGTGGGTACTAGGACATATTGATTTATTAGATGCTCACGGTAATAATTTAATTACACAACCTGATAATGGAATTACTATAACAGGCCCAGCACCAGTTGGAACCACTGGTCCGCCCTCAGATTGGCCTGGAGGATCATATTTCCGTTTCCCAGATAAAACAAATTGGGGACATGTTGAAAATCTTATAGCTCCTTCTGTTAATGACCAAAAAGCTTGGAATGGAGATACTATTAGTGATTATTATTTTGTTGGTTTATTTAGGACCGGTGATATTGAAATTACATTACCAAATGGCACAGAAATCGCAGAAATCATTCTTACACCTTGGACTCGATTTGGAAATAATTATTGGCCTCGTATGCTTAATACAATTGTAGAACTTTATAATGACGAAGATATAAAGATTGCATCTAATTTTATATCAACATACTCAAATGACACGCCATATACAGGTCCTGGTAATGATTATGGACCTGCTGCATATATATTTTCGGAAGATAATCAAAAATCTAGGAATACAGATCTAGTATTAGCATCTAATCCGTTAGGAGATAGTTTAAAAGATTCAAGTGGAAATTACAGGATAGTACTCTTTGATAATGATAATCCAGAACCAGCTCCAGAACCAGCCCCAGAACCTGAACCTGAAAACGGGTCTGAATCTGAATCTGAACCGGAACCTGAACCAGAACCTGAACCAGAACCTGAACCAGAACCTGAACCAGAATCAGAACCTGAACCAGAACCTGAACCTGAACCAGAAGTAGAAGCAGACACATAGCCAAAACCAGAAATAAATATTTTTATATCTACCAACTAGCATATATCCTTCAAATATTAATCTTAGTACTGAGTAAATGATTTAATTAAAAATATAATTAAATAATTTAAAAACTATAAGGTAATATATTTATCAAATATGGAATTAGACGATATTAAAGATGCACCTGATTTTTCAAAATGTTTAGATGGAGTCAGTGTAAAAGCTAAAATAGTGTCTGTTTATGACGGTGATTCTATTAAAGCTATTTTTAATTTTCATGGTAATTATCTTAAATGGAATTGTAGATTAGATGGAATTGATACTCCTGAAATAAGGACTAGAGATTTGAAAGAAAAACAATATGGATTATTTGTTAGAGATGAATTAAAAAAATTAATACTTGATAAAATTGTAACGTTGAAGTGTGGTGAGTTAGATAAATATGGAAGATTATTAATAAAGATATATTTAGATAAAAGTGATAAAAGTGTAAATGAATGGCTAATCAATAAGAAGTTTGCACAACTTTATACTGGTGGTAAAAAAAATTCGTGGGATAATGTTAGTATTCCTAATGATAATAAACCATTATCTCCATCAGAATTATTGAAAAATTATATGTTCTTTAGTAATGATAGACAACAATTCTAAATTAAAATTTATAAAATCATATAATTGTATATTTTATATGAATTTAGATAAGAATAATAATTCTGAAATAGATATTGGAGACGCACAAAAAATTTTTACTGATTCTGGATTACAAACACCAAATGAAAATGCAAAAAATATTGCAAACAATTTAGCTGATAAACCTAGTTATTATGATTTTATAATAATTGGAGGTGGTGCAGGAGGTAGTATAGCCGCCTATCAAATATCTGAAACAAATCCAGATTCGACAATACTTATTATAGAAAAGAATATTAATACATTTCAAGATTACAAAAATAAAGGTTATGAAGATCTTTCTACATGGACAAATGCACAATATGATTCTTCCTTTAATTATTCTTTTACAAGTAATGATAATAAATTGGTATGGATGGGTAAAGGCATAGGTGGTGGAACACTTCATTTTGGATTACAATATGTTGATAATATTCAAAAGAACTATGTAGATTGGAAAAATAATTATTTTGATATAGTTACAAATATATTAAACCCTGAAAAATATAATTATGATAGTAATAATAATGGTCCCAATACTGCCTGGAGTGATTTATACAATACTTTATCTAGTTCTAGTAATAATACTATTTATAATAATAAAATATACAAAACCTCTACTTCTGGTACTGAAAAAAGATTACTGCTAGGAAATTTAATTGAAGGTAAAACAAACATTAGTATTGAATACGGTGAAACTGTCAAAGATATTGCATTTAGAGATGTTAGTACAGATGTTAAAAATGCTAATAAAATAAACTGTTTTAGTGGTAAATCCTTTAAAGGGAATCAAATATTATTGTGTTCAGGAGCAATACAAACACCTGCAATTTTACAAAGAAGTGGAATTGATTGTGGTAATAAGCTATATGATCACGGTGCCCTAGTTGGATTCTCTTACATAAGAAAAGAACAACAAACTGTTACTACAGAGGTTCCTTATTCAGGTAATTATGATTTCCAATTGAATTATAACAATATTAAATTAATAAATGATTACAATCCAGGAAAAATAATAAGAGAAGTTTTAGGGAATGGTACTGGAAATGATGTTAATAAGGTATATGATTTCACTGAATGGGCAAATAGACACCCAGGAGGTTCATCAAGAATACAAAATCATTCAAATTATCAATTAAGTTTTCCACATGGTTCTAGTAATTGGGTTAATACAAGTAGTAATCCTCAAAATTATAGGACCTATCTAAATGGTAAGAAAAACGAAACTATTAATTATAATAATGATTTACCAAGTAACTTAAAAAATGACAATCTAAAAAATGCACTTTTCCCATCAACCACACAAACAGAAACTTCTTTAGTACCAATAAGTGACTTAGGATTTGATCCAGAGAATATAATTAGTCATTTACAAACTCGAGATTCCAATTTAAATTGGCAAGTTTATTTCTCAACTGTTCCTTTGTACAAAAATTTACTTATTGTAACTTTGTCACAAAGTACTAATTTAAGTGGTGCTGGTAAGGTTAAAATATCTTCAATGGATGACGTTAATCCTGATGTAAGTCTTAATCATATTAATAATTCTGATGATCTTGCCCAAGATATATTAAATGCTTATGATATAACTAATACTTTATTATATTCAAATAATTACGAATTGGCTAGTCCATTAAATTCACTAGGACAAGTTCCAACTATAAATCTAGATTATATTAAAGAAAATGTCGATTCTATATACCATTATCATGGTTCATGTGCGATTGGAGATGTAGTTGATGTATCTTGTCAAGTTTTTAACGTAGAAAATTTATATATAGGGGATGCATCAGTTCTACCTGAGCCATGGGGAGGCTCAACTAGTTTTCCTTCAATGGTAGCAGGTCATATCGCTTCTCAGACTGCACTTAGAAACTTTAATTGAAGCTAATAGTAGTTACAAAAAAATTTATAGAGGAAATAAGCAATAAAAAATAAGTACTATTGAAGCATATAAATATTGTATATTTTTTGATATTTTTTTTAATAACTAGTACTTAATGATACAATTTGATTAGCAAGTTTGGAGATATTTTTATCTAACTCGTCCATTACATTATTTAAATCCTCCATTTCATTATATAGATCCTCCAAATATTTTTTACAAAAGTTCATATATTTTTTAAAACATTCAACAATCCAATTATCATTATCATTATTCTCATCAAAACTAATTGTTTGAACATTTTCAATAATAAACCTAACTGACTCTATAAATTTTGTGAATTTTATAAACTCTTTTTTTACCGATGGATCTTTATCTAATGATACTTCTTTGATTTGTTCCTCATCATAGAACATATCAACTAATAATTGAAATAAAGTTTTTGTTTCATCCCGAAATTTTTTATAATTATTTTTTTTATCTATTTCATATAAATAGAATTCATTATCAAGAGTATAATTTTTCATATAGTTTTTAAGTAACTTTCTTAATTTGCAAAATGCAAGATCTTCATCTGATGACTTAATATCTTTAATATATTGACAATCTTTGTAAAATGACATTTTTTAATCTATACTAAGTTATTAAAAATTAAAATGATTCAATTTTGTAGATTTATACTTTAAATAATATTTTTGTCTAATTTACTAATTCTGATATTGTTTCTTCAATATTTGGTGAGTTATAAATTGCTCTTCCTACAATTATAATGTCTGTATCAACATTTGATGAAGTTCGGTATTTTTGGTCTTTATCATTTGTTTCTTTAGTAGATACACCTGGAGTCATACAAATTAAGTCATCACAATCAATTCTTTTTTGTGTAATAAATCCAATTACATTATTTTTATTATTTTTTGCATGTTGTAAAGCTATATCTGTAAAATCGTGATTATTATTCGACATACTTCCAATTAAAAGTGCTCCAGATAAACAATTTATAACATCACTTGAAACTAATGAATGAACTGTAACTAAATCGACCCAATTTTTAAATTTTGAATATTGTTTTTCTACAATGTAAGAAATATCATTAAATTTACGATCTTCCATAATAAGAAAATCATGTTTAATTGAAACATTAATTAAATCTTTTTTAAACTCACCATCATTATCCTCTAATATATCATAGTGTATTTTACATACTACAATTTTATCTCCTATTTTTTTTAATATATCTATTATTTTATTTTTATCATTTAAATCAGCAGAGAAACAAAGTTTGGATTGTTTTTCTTTCATTATTTTTTTTAGTTTATATTTTATAATATCGTTTTTACAAAGATAGGATTTAACTGGTAAAGAACAATTATAATTTTGTTGTCTATCAAATATCACTGCCACTTCTACTAAATCAACTTTATCTTTTAAAACATCTATATTATATTGAATAGATCCTCCTGTTGTAATAACATCATCTATTATTACACATTTTTTAGACTTATCATACTCTCCTTCTATTAATTTTTGAGTACCATAATTTTTAGCTTTGTCTCTTACAAAAATCAATGGTTTATTATATTTTGTTGAAATATAACTAGCAATAGGCAATCCACCATAAGGAATGCCACATATTATATCAAAATCTTGTAATTTTTTATAAATTTCATCTCCTATTTTTGCTAACATATTTGGATAAGATATAATATTTTTCATATCAAAATAATACTTTGAAATGTCACCACTCTTAAGGGTAAAACTACCTAGTTTAATACAATTTGATTGAATTAATTCTTCAATCATTACTATTAATTATAATAATTATTAAAATATTATAATTTTAACTAATGATTATTTATATCGTGACTATGCATTTGATTTATACCTGAAGTTTTTGCAGGATTCAAGCATATTTTCTCATTTGGAAATGTTTGATTTGATATACATTGATCACTTTCATCTATCTCAATACAACCCCTTTTACCTTGATATTCTCCTACTAAACACCATTTTGACTTTTTCGATGATATACTATTTTGAATATTACTACTTGAATCGTCTAATTTTATACCACCCATAGAACTTTTCTTTGCGCTTGATATGCTTTTTCTTGATGCTTTTTGTAAAGTACTACCTATAGATTGAATAGATCCATCTAAAACATCAATTCCAGATTTTGTACTTTCAGATGCTACACCGGAAGTTAGATTGATTATTTTACCTGTAGCAATACCAATAATTCCTAAAATCCTTTGAAAAAATGGTAATATAGCATTAATTATTTGCTCTATTCCCCCTCCTGCTTTAGTTAAAATATTTATTCCTAAAAGTGAAAAAAATACAACTATTAATAAAAATATTATTAAATTGTTTTTAGTTTCATTAGATAATTCCATTATTATATATTATTATATACAATTTATTTAAGATTAAAATTATTATAAATTAACAACTTAAAAAATTACGTTCAGTATTAATCTATATTATCTATTTTATATTTATGAAATTAGTAAGCTTTTTAGATAGTTTTTTTATATTAAGTTTAGGAATTACTTTTTCTCTCTTATTAGCACTTGTTTATCATTTTAGGAATAGATTAAATGAAAATGAAAAAAAATACGAAAAATTATTAGTAATAGTAAATGATATTGTAAAAAAATTAAATGAACAAAATGATATACAACAAAATATATATTATGACAACGATGCTGTTCAAATAAGTGATAATTATTCTAATGATGATGAAATGACAAATACATTACAACATTATGAATATGATGAAAGTATTTACCAACAAACTTATGAAAATGATGGTCAAGAGGATGAAGACGAGGGAGAGGAAGAAGATGAAGATGAAGAAGAGAATGATGACGAAGAGGAAGAGGAAGAAGAATCATTAGAAAAAGATGAAGAGGAAGACGAAGAGGAAGAGGAAGACGAAGAGGAAGAGGAAGACGAAGAGGAAGACGAAGAGGAAGAAGAAGAGGAAGAGGAAGATGTACAACAAAATGGTGCTGGTATAAAATTAGTAAATTTAGAAGATAATCAAGATATTGATGATATTATAGATGACAATAGTGAAGATATAGTAGAAATTTTTGATGAACCAGAAGTATCAATAAAACCATTAAGTGAAGATATAGGTTTAGTAGTAGAAAAAAGTAATAAAATAAATTATAATGATTTCAATGTTACTGAATTAAGAAAAATTGCAAAAGAAAAGAACGTATCTGGTAGCATTAGTAAATTAAAAAAACAAGAATTAATTGATATAATTGAATCTAATTAAATTATTTTATATGTGCTTTAATATATATAAAATGAACAGTAAAGAATTCATTGACTATAAGAATAAAGAATTGCTTGGAGAGAATAGTCATAAATATTTAGGATATAATAACGTTTATACCACTTTTCCTCCTATAATGAATGATAGTAGATTAATGGATGCTTCGTGGCAACCTAATTCTTATTTAAACAAAAATTTAATTATTAATAATAATATTGAAAACAATTGGCAATATAGACAATATTTAATTAATAATGGTAATAATATTAGAGAATATAATTTTGACGAATGTCTCTATGAAATGGGTGCAAATAAATCTATTAATTATTTTGAAACAAGTGGTAATAAAGTTCATGGTGACCATAATTCTCCTTACTTATACAAATCTATTTTAGATAATAGTATGCCATTTGGTTCAACATCTGGTGATTTACAAAGTATTTATTTAACTAGACATCAATTAGATGCAAGGAAAATCGCTCCTTCAATTAATCAAGAAGAACTTTTAAAGTATAAAAGATAAATTTTTATCAAATTATTGAGAAAATATATAAAAAACTATGGTGTTTTTATGTATTTAAATGAAATTAGTAAGTTTTGATATTGGAATCAAAAATATGGCCTATTGTGTTTTTGAAATTAGTGGAAACATGCCATTCATAAGTTCTTGGGATATTATTAATCTCACTGATCAAGAAAATATTGAAAAAAAATGCAATTGTCTTACAAAGGATAATTCGATATGTAATAAAAATGCAATGTTCTATCATGAAAATAATTACTTTTGTAGAATCCATTCTAAAAAATCTGATCTAAAGGTTCTCGAAAAACCTATAAAAATTAATAAAACCTTATCTATTGAAAAATTAAATCATTTTTGTCGTACAAATAACATAATTATTAATTTCCAACAAAAAAAAGACAAGATTATTCAAGATATTAATCAATTTGTTGAGAAAAATTTCTTGAAAACTATAATAAAAACGAAAAAAAAGAACTCAAACCAATATGATCTAATAGATTTGGGGTTTAAAATCAAAAATGAATTTAATAATGTAAATGATTTTAATTCTGTTACTCATGTAATTATAGAAAATCAAATATCACCTATTGCAAACAGGATGAAAACTTTACAAGGTATGGTTGCTCAATATTTTATTATGAAATTGGAGAAAATTTATATTGAATTTATTTCATCCTCCAATAAACTAAAAAATTTCGAAACTGATGAGAAAACTTACAAAGAAAATAAAAAAAATGGTGTGTTCTATTGCAATAAAGTTCTCGAAAATAATAAAAATATTTATCAAAATTATTTAAACTATCTTTCTAATTATAAAAAAAAAGATGACCTTGCTGACTGTTTTCTTCAAGGAATCTGGTATGTCAAATTTAAAAATAATATTTGTTGTAATTTAAATATCAATTAATAAATATAATTGCGTAGAACTTAAAAATAAATATTATTAATTTATCATAAGTAATGGAATCTATTGATTTAGGAATTAAAGATTTAGAGTCGATCGATTTAAATTTAAATACTACTAATACTGATGATGACAGTAAAGATTTACCTGGCATTGAACTACTAATGAATGATAATGTTAAAAAATCACCAGTAAATAAAATCGAAGTTGGAGATTTAAATAACCTTGAAGATGAATTAAACAACTTATCTACAGTAGAAATTAATTTAAATAATAAAAATGAAACAAAAAAAAGCGAAACTACTTTTCTTGAAGGTATTAGTGGTGTTTTCAATAATATTGAAAAAAAAGAAGATAATCAAGCTAATTCTAACCTTGGTTCTGCTACTGCCGAATCCATTGGGAATACAAATACTTGGGATGGTTTTTCAAAAATAAATGATATCCCTGAAAGCAAAAACACTTATTTACCAAAACTATCTGATCGTGAAATTAGAAGAAAAAAGAAACTAATGCTTAAAAAACTTGAAGAATGGAACGATAAAGGTTTTATCAAAAACTATAGTAATTTTTCAATGGATTCTAACTTTGATGAAATTGAAGATGAATACGAAACCGCAATTGAAGACAAAAGAAAAAAAGACAGTGTCAAACTTCAAGGTTGGTGGTTTACAACATTTATCAATACCATTGAATATGGTAATGCTGCATTTGATCCTTTCGGATTAAACTTAGATGGTTGGGGTGAGCAAGTTACTGAAGATTTAGATAGTTATGATGAGATATTTGGTGAATTATATGATAAATATAAAGGTGGTAAAATGGCTCCTGAATTATCTCTTTTGTTAAGAATTGGTTTCAGTGCTGCAGTTGTAAATTTTACAAACAAAGCTTTATCAACATCTGTTCCTGGTTTTAATGATGTCATTCGTCAAAGTCCTGAATTAATGAAAGCATTTACTAATGCCACTGTTAATAGTATGAGCCAACAGTCTCCTGGTTTTGCATTTGCAAATCAAATGATGGAAGAAGAAAATTTCAAAAGACAGCAGAAAGGACCTCCGCCTCCTGCTCCTCTTAAAACAAGAGATTCACAACCTCCCGTAAGACCAGGACAAATGGCTTTTACTGAAAATATCAATGAAAGAAATGATATAAAAATGGCAAGAGGAAATAATACTGATGGTATATCAATAAATGAATTTTCTAATGTAAATAATATTAGTACTACTACTAATACTTCCAAAAGACCTGAGATGAAAGGGCCTCAAAATAGTAACATTGATCAAATTTTAGCAGGATTAAAAACAAAAAATATTAATATTCAAGAAGAAAAAAACAATGACAATAAATCAGTAGTAAGTGTTAGTTCTCTTGGTGATATTAATGATCAAACTGTCCCAAAAGGTACCAAAAAAAGAAAACAAAAATCTGATAAAAACACAATTTCTCTCGACATTTAAAAAAAAAATGATATAAAAAAAATATCCATATTTAAATATATTTAATTATGGAGAATGTATATTACAAATTATTTCAAATTCTTGATAATATTATAGAAATAGTTGAAAACATTACAAATTTATTAACAAATAACAAAACTTTTATCTTAGTGTATAATAATGTTTCATACTATTCATGGAATTTATATGCTTATTATCATAACATTATTTTAGAACCAGAGGTTTATCCTTTTTTTGAATCTAATTATTTAATAAAAAAAGATTATGAATCATCTTCCAGCAATAATGAGGATGCTATTCATTATAGTAATAATGTCCCTTTTATTGGAACATTAGCAAAATATTATAGGCCATCTTATAATACTCTAGAACTTAGATACAAAAGATTATTTAAATTTATAAATAATTCAAGTTTTGATCAAAATACATATGATTCTATATTTTTAGAATCAGTGCATAAATTTAAATTAAATAAAGATATTAATAAAACTTTATTCATGGCGAAATATATTTTTAACGATAAATTTCAAACACAATGTAAAATAATGAAAAGATCCTATATAGATGATGATAATAAATATAATTTTAATGATCAAATCTGTTATTTAAATTGTATGGAAAAACATGCATATTATTCTTCTAAAAATAAAATTGGATTCTTATCAATTGAATATAGTCATCCAAAATTAGAATATCAACTCAGCATTAATTTAGATAGCTCTTATTATGTTCAAAATAATGATATATTAGACAGTATTTTTATTGCAAACTATTTAAGAAAAAATTATAAAGAGGATAGTTTTATTTTAGATGACAATTATAAAATTAACATAATTGACCAAAATGCTAATATTTTTCAATTACAAAATAATGAATATATTCATTTTAAAAATCATGAAGAATGGTGTATTATAAAAAATTAGTTTAAAAAATTGAATTAAATTTTTATTATTTTTTTAAATAAAATAAAGATTATTTTGTTAGCAAATTATATGGAGTCTTCTTTGGATTCTTTAAAAAATACTAGTCATAATATTGATGATAAATGGACTTTATATTACCATTTACCACACGATAATGATTGGAGTATTTCAGGATATAAAATAATAATGTCAAATATTTCAACAGTAGAAGAAGTAAATTCTTTAATAAAATCTATTTCAGAGAATATTGTTAAAAATTGCATGTTATTTATTATGAGACATAATATAGAACCATTATGGGAACACTCTGCTAATAAAAACGGTGGTTGTTTCTCTTATAAAATTTTAAATAAATACGTTTTCAATGTATGGAACGATTTGTTTAGATTACTTTGTGGTGAATCATTAACTAAGGATACTAATATTTCTAAACATATAAATGGTATTACTATTTCACCAAAAAAAAATTTTTGTATTGTAAAAATCTGGTTTAATAACACTGAATATCAAGATCCTTCTATTATTGCTGAAATAGATAATTTATCTTTACAAGGGTGTTTATTTAAAAAACATCAACCAGAATCATAATTTAATTGTTTTTATAAAATTGATATTAAAATATCTTTTTTTATATTATAAAAAATATGAGTGAAGAAAAAACTATTTACGGCGTTTATGAATCTTCTATGCTTAATAAAACTTTGAGATTAAATATTAAAGAAATTGGTTCTCAAATCAAACAGAATCTTGAAAACAAACTTAATAATTCTTTCATTGGTAAATGCATTCCTGAAGGTTTTATTAAACCTCAATCTATAAAGATTATAAATTACTCATCTGGTTTAATTAACGGTGAATTTATTGATTTTAATGTTAATTTTGAATGCAAAATTTGTAATCCGGTTGAAGGTATGTTAATCGAGTGTAATGTAAAAAATATTACCAAAGCTGGGATTAGTGCTGAATCTACTAATAATGATGACGGATATAATCCTATTAATGTTTTTATAGCACGTGACCATCACTATAATGATAATTATTTCAACAATGTTAAGGTTAATTCTAAAATTACTATATCAGTTATTGGTTCTAGATTCGAATTAAATGATCCATTCATAGTTGTACTTGGTAAATTAAAATCAACTTCCAAAAATGATGTTTCAAAAATAAGACCAACCATTAATATTATGAAAGAATAAATTTTAAAAACTATATAAATATTTCTTTTTTTTAATACATAATATGAATAAAAACGTTGAACAATTGAATGTTTTAAAAGAGAACATAGAACACTTAGAAAAAATTAGACAGATTGAAATTTTAAAAATTATTCACAAAAATCAAAGTTCTATTGTTAATGAAAATAAAAATGGTATTTATATTAATATGTCTTCTTTATCAAATGAAACTTTAGAAGAACTTAAAAATTACATGAAATATATTTATACCCAAGAAGAAGATCTAAGTATCAATGAAAATATTATGGAAACCTTTTTAAAAACATTTTTTTAAATAATTTAAAGCGATCTTCCTAATAATAACATATGATTAAACACATTATTGAACACAAATTTCCTTCTAATAAAATTAGTAATATAGAGGATATTCCTAATTTCAAAAATAGCATGTTATCTAAGCAAAAAAAAGAACTAATAGATAAAACCAATATAATAAATATTAATCTAAATTCTAAAAACCACATTAAAGATACTGCAAAAAAACAAGATATACAATTTTCATATGAAAATGAACCCAAACCTCCTGTTTTTAAAGATCCATATTTTAAACCTAAACAAAAGGATACTCTTTTTTGGTGTATTTATATTTTAAAATATGGTTTTGCTAACTATAATAATGTTCATAATTTTGGAGTTTCTGAATTGGAAGAAAAAACAAAATGTTTAAAATATATTGATAAAAATATTTCTACGGTAAAATCTTGTAATTTTAAAGTTACTAACATATCTTTTAAAGAGATTAAAAGTGAATTAATAACTGAACATGTATATACTAGTTTCAAAGCACTTATTGCTTTTATTTGTTACTTTAAATTTAATATTTATATTATACACGATTCAAAAAAAATGTATTTAAAATTTTCAAATGAAGACAATGAAATTAATCATATACTAATCAAAGATCAACATCATTACAAAATAATGCATTCTGATGTCAATAATACTGAATTACCCAAGTTTCTTAAGAATATGTATTGTTTAGATCACTTTGATAAACCAATTAAAGGAATTGGTAATTTTAAATCACAAGAAATTATTGATATTGCTACCAATATCGGTATTAATACTACTAATAAAAATAAAACACAAATTTATAATGAAATTAGAATGTTATTAATATGGTAGTAAAAAATTGAATTTGTTTTTTTTTAAAATAATATATGAATTACTATATATATTATTTATGAGTATTCAAAATGAAATTAAATCTGGATCTATACAATCTGAGGAAAAAAATTTACAAGATTCTAGAAAAGCATTTAATAACATTATCAATCTGTATTTAGAAAGCAATCCTGTATTGAAAGAAAATGGCGTTGATAAAGAATTTGAAATTAGATTTGGATCTAACAGAAAACTTGCCAAAGATATATCTAAAATTGATTACGATAATGTTGTTAAAACTCTCTATTCTTGTGGTTTTAAACCTGATATTGTTGATGGTATTCAAATGCTAAGAATTAGAAATGAATTTATTGATAAAAATACTGGTAAGGTTAAAATATCTAATATTCGTACTGAAATTAATGGATCTGAACTTGTTAAAAATTATTGTAAAACTAACAGTATTCAATCTATTATCGATATGCCATCTATTATTTCTAACCAAATTATTTTCACTAAAAAAATGTTGGCTCTTGATAAAAATAGTAATCCTATTAAACCTGTCGATATTAAAGATTTCAATTTTAGAGCTTCTTATCAAACTGAACAAACTTTCGTTATGAATTCTGGTATTAGCAAACAAATCATTAACACTTGGAATGATTCTAAAAAAATATTTAGATGTATTAATCGTGTTCGGTTTTCACACCCTGAATTCCCTCTCTTTGTTGATATGAGTATTGTTAAATCTTCCAGGACTAAAAACTACGTTCAAGTTCCTGAATATACCATTCAAGACGCAAATGTTTTTAACAATCCTGAAACTTATGAAATTGAAATTGAAATTGATAATACAAGTAAATATACCTCATATTTCGATCCTAATGATAAAAGTAAAGTTGAATATGTTATTAACTCTATCAAAAAAGCTATTCGAATCATCTTGACTGGACTACAAAATACAAAATATCCTATTTCTTATTTAGAAATACAAAGCGTTAAAAATATGTATCTCAAAACTTTATACGGTAAAGATTTTGAAATCCCTAAAAAAGTTACTGGTTATTATTTTATCGGTCCTTCTTCCCTTACATTACAAAACGAAAACTTACTACCCAATGAAGATAATAAAAATATTACTAGTATTCTAAAAAATTTTACTGTAACTGATAAAGCGGATGGAGAAAGAATGCTTTTATTTATCTCTAATTCTGGGAAGATTTATATGATTGATAAAAACATGAACGTACTTTTCACTGGTACTTCTACAAAACAAAAAAATGTATTCAATTCTATTATCGATGGTGAATTCATTAAACAAGATAAAAATGGTAATCATATTAATTTATATGCTGCTTTCGATATCTATTTTGTCAATAATAAAGATGTACGAGATTTACCACTTACTTTCAGTGATGACGATGATATTACAAATGACGAAACTATTACTAATAAAAAAACTAGATTAAATTATCTCGATACTGTTATTAGTACCCTTAATATAGTTTCTGTCCTTAATAACGAATCTAAACAAAAAAAACCTACTAATTTTACTATTAAATGTAAAAACTTTTACTCAACCTCTAATGGTACCATATTTCAAGCTTGTTCTACTATTCTCTCTAATATTAGAGACTCTCTATTTGAATACAATACTGATGGTCTCATTTTTACACCTTCCAATTATCCTGTAGGTGGTGAAGATATTGATAAACCCGGTCCTCTTTCTAAACACACTTGGTCTAAGTCCTTTAAATGGAAACCTCCTGAATTTAATACTATTGATTTCTTGGTCACAATGAAAAAAGATGAAACTGGAAAAGATGAAATACATCATGTATTCACAGATGGTAACAATTTTGAAAACAATCAAAACATTTTACAATATAAAACATTAATATTAAGATGTGGTTTTGATGAAAAAAAACATTCTTATATGAATCCTTATCAAAATATTATATCTGATGATTTACCGTCCTCTCATGACTATAATGATAATGAAAATTCTTATAAACCAGTTCCATTTATACCTAATAATCCATATGATGAAAATGCATATCTTTGTAATGTTTATTTACAAAACAAAGGTGATAAAACATTTATGACTACTCAAGAAAACGAATATTTTGAAGAAAATATGATTGTTGAATTCTACTATGATAAATCCAAACCTGAAAACTGGAAATGGATCCCGTTAAGAGTTCGTTACGACAAGACTTCTGAGCTTAGATCTGGTATTAAAAATTATGGTAACCCTTTCTATGTTGCTAATAGCAATTGGCATACTATACACTTTCCAATTACTGAAAATATGTTATCAACAGGACAAAATATTTCTGATATAAACAATAATTATGATATTTATTATAATCACAATATTAATAAAACCATCACTAGAAATCTTAGAAATTTTCATAATTTTCTTAAGAAAAAACTTATTTCTTCTGTTTCTAATAGAAATGATATTTTAATTGATTATTCTGTTGGTAAAGCTGGTGATTTACATAAATGGAACTTTTCAAAATTATCGTTTGTATATGGTATTGATATCTCTAGAGATAATATTCATAACCCTATCGATGGTGCCTGTGCTAGATATCTTGATGCTTATAAAAATAATAATAAATTACCCAAAGTTCTATTTTCTGTTGGTAATACCAGTGCTTCCATTAGAAATGGTGATGCATTTGATAACGATAAAGATAAAAAAATCAGTAAAGCTATTTTTGGTGATGGACCTAAAGATTTAAAAATACTTGGTAAAGGTGTTTATGATCAATATGGTGTTGCTATTAATGGCTTTAATATTGGCTCTTGTCAGTTTTCAATTCATTATTTCTTTGAAAATAAAATTACTTTACATAATTTTCTTAAAAATATTTCTGATACAATCAAAGTAAATGGGTATTTTATAGGAACTTGTTTCGACGGTAAAACAGTATTTGAATCTCTTTCTAAAAAAACTATTAATTCTGGATTTGTAATTATGGACAATGATTATAAAATGTTTGAAATTATTAAATTATATGCTCAAACTGGTTTTCCCGATGATGAAAATTGTTTAAATTATCCTATTAATGTTTATCAAGAAAGTATTAATAAATATTTCAGAGAATATTTGGTCAATTTTGATTATTTTACACAAATCATGGAAGATTATGGCTTTTCTCTTATTTCTGATGAAGAAGCTTCCAATATTGGCATGTATTCAGGATCTGCATTATTCTCTAGTTTTTATAATAACATTAAATCCGATTCTAATATTGAAAATGATTTTATTTCTCAATATAAAAATCAACTCAATATGAGTGAGCAAGAGAAAAAGATATCTTTCCTTAATCGTTATTTTATATTCAAAAAGAATAGAAATGTTGATACAAACAAATTAATTAAATTATTTGTAAATCAATCCAATTCTATTATTAAAGAACCTAATGACAATAATATAGACAGTAAAAATAATGTTATTCAAGAAAATGCTGATATAGTTATAAAACCTAAAGCTAAAAAATTAAAAAAAGATAAAATTATTATTCAAACATAATAATGATTTAAATATATTTTTTTATAAATAATATCAATTAATGACATATTATTTATTACCTAAAAATTCATTCTTTTTACATAATCATATAGATATTACTTTTAATGATAAACTCCCAAATATTTATTTATCATTCTCTTTATCCAAATATCTTTCTAATATGAAAGAGAAAATTGATAAAAATTCTATTGACTGGGATAATACTAAAAAATATACTAATCCTTTTGAATTTATACACACTATAGTACCTAATAAAAACAAAAGTGTTTCCAAATACAAGCCTTTATCTCGGTCTTTTTTTAAAATGATCGAAATTATGCATCTTCTCAAGATTGATATTGATTCTGAAAATCCAATTAATAGTTTTCACTTAGCTGAAGGTCCTGGTGGTTTTATTGAAGCTCTACTTGAATTAAGAAAAAATAAAAATGACAAATACATTGGTATGACACTAATTAATGATTCTGATAATAATGTTCCTGGCTGGAAAAAAAGCAATATTTTTTTATCCAAAAACAAAAATGTAATCATTGAATCTGGTATTACTAAGGATGGTAATTTACTCGATATTCTTAATTTTAAATATTGTTTTGACAAATATGCTAATTCAATGGAAATTATTACCGCTGATGGTGGTTTCGATTTCTCTCATGATTTTAGTAATCAAGAAATTAATATTGCTAATTTATTATTTGCTCAAATTGCTTTTGCTATCATTATGCAAAAAAAAAATGGAACATTTATATTAAAAATTTTTGATTCTTTTATGAAACATACTATTGATCTACTTGCTATCTTATCATCTTTTTATGAAAAGGTATATATTGTTAAACCAAATACTAGTAGATATGCCAATTCTGAAAAATATATAGTTTGCAAAAATTTTATTTTTAATGAAAATTCTGAATATTATTTTAATCTCTTCTATCATCCCCTTAATAATATGCTTAATAATAGTGATAAATATATTGAACGCTTTCTAAATTGTGACATTTCTTTATACTTTTTAAGTAAATTACAAGAGTATAATGCAATCTTCGGACAGCAACAACTTGAAAATATTTATCATACACTTGCTATTATTCAAAATAAAAGTAAATTTGACAAGTATTCTAATAATATTAAAAATAACATTATTAAATGCATCAATTGGTGCAATAAATATAACATTGATTCTTATTCTGCTGAATCACTAATAGATTAGATATTATTATAAGTTTCGCTTTCATTATAATTTACTTTAAATCCTAAATCTTCTAAAAAGCCTATTGATATTCTACTTAGAGGTATAGACACTGTTCTTAATTGACTGTCTATCCAACCTGACATTAATTCTATATCTAATCCTTCATGGTAACTACCATTTATATATCTATTGTTATTTCCTTCTTCTGGATGAACTCCTTCTGTCCCACCTCCTCCATCATCCTCTATTGGTATTCCTATTAAATCCTTTGATGAATGGTATCTTCTATATTCTTTTAGTGCATATATTCCTTTGTAATAGGATTCTGTTCCTCCGTTATAAATCTCGATTGGTGAATTGTTAGCTAAAAAATTTCTTCCTGTACCATTATCTCTTTGATCCCACCATAATGGTCCTATCCCTAGAATATGACCTATTTCATGTAATGTTACATAATATAATTTGTTAAATCCTGATGCATATCTATCATATCTCATTCTTGTTATTCCACTATTTAATGAATTACTATATATTGATGAACTATATAATCTTTTATCTGCTAATTGATTGTATAAATTTAATTGAAAGAAACCTTTTTTTGGTAACAAATTGTACCCATAAATATATTCATCTATATAGTTAGATACATAGTATCCTTCTCTTAAAACATTATTTTCTAAACTAGGAACATATATATTTTCTAGATATGCACCTCCTAATATATAACCTTCATCTGGGTTTGATGGTATGTCTATAAAAGCACTTACTGATACTTGTATTTTATAATTATCATTATTCTTATTATAAATACCTTCTATTACCATATCCCACTTATCAAATGCTCTTTTTATATAAAATTTATCATTTGAATTAAATGATGACCATGTATAATTATGATAATAATTTGTATCTGATACTAATATATTTGTTTCATCAAAAATAATAGTAAAAATGCTTTTAAAACTTACTATAAATTTTCCTCCCCATTTTAAATAATTCGATATTGTTTGATTATTTAAATAGTAGGCTATATTTCTTGAATTTTCATCATTACTATTTATATCTGCCAAACTCACATTTGAATAAGCATGAGTATAAGAATCTCTCGTACCTAAATTTACCATATTTAAATTTAAAAATGTTGAACCTTTTATTGATAAATTCAAATCTAATGTTGTTCCACAATTTTCAAAACTATTCGATTCTATTGTTTTTAAATCTTTTGGTATTTCAAAATAATTTAATGATGTGCAATTTTTAAATGCTTCGCTTCCTATTGATTTCAATTTACTATATTCTTGAAATTCTACTCTTTCTAGATTTGTGCAACCCTCAAATAAATTATTTGAAATTGATTCCTCCTTCCCTGATATTTTTATTTCTTTTATTTCATCTTTCTCTATTTCAGATAATTCATTTAAATTTCCTGAATAATAATAATGAGATCCGTTTGTTTTTTTTATAAATATACAATTTGCTAGTTCATTTGCTATTAATTTATCTTCATTTTGATTACCTGATATATCAAATTCTGTATAATCTTTCCATTTTCTACTAGCTAATTCTTGTGCTATTCCTATGTGATTCATATATATATATATATTTTTATATATATGAACCTAGACTTTATTTAATTTTGTTGAATTCTCTGTATAAAGTAATTTTACTTTTTCAAAACTACCTGTTTCACTCTTTACGAATGCTGGTGTAAATTTATCTTCTAATTCTCCATCTGTTATTAAGCCTTTTCTTGTAAAATTCATTACATTCATACCTACCATTGATCCTGTTGATATTGCTCTTGTTGTTGTCACTATTCCACTTCCTGATGTTGATACTATCTCTACACCCCCTGGTGATTCGTCATCATTGTATAATAATCCTCCAACATCTTTTACTAAATCACAATATACTAATTCTGGATTTGCTGTACTACTTATTAAATTCATTAAAACCTTTGGTGTATTTGCTACCAAATTAAAACCGTAGGTAAAACTATTTGTTGATCCTGATTGTGTGTTTTGACCAGTAAAACCATTTATTCTTGTTAATCCATCTGTCGGATGATTACTTGTATTTTCTGTTACATACCAATCTGACGAATTATTAAATATATGATTTCCATCAGCTATCATTTCTGTTTCATTATTTAAAGTTGTTGATGTTATTCCCGGGGTAAAATTCACTTCATCGCTTAATTTTACGTAATGAGAATTTGTTGCATCTACACTATCCTCTTTAAATCTTAAATCAAATCCTGTAATTACACAATCTTTATCACTTGATAATACTATTTGAACACCAGGAACGTCATTTAATGAACTTCCTAAAACTGTACCTAAACTTTCATAATATTTGGCTTCTACAGATATTTTTCCGGTTTCGCTTTGTATATATCTTACTGGTATGTCATATCCAGGTAATTGTGCTAAAGCTGATGCGATATATACGACATCACCAATATCTATTTCACCATTTCCAGTTATATCAGCTATATCTACACTTGGTAATGTATATCCAGGTAATTGGGCTAAAGCTGATGCGATATATACGACATCACCAATATCTACAGATCCATTATTTGTCACATCTCCAAATAATCTAGACATTTGTATTATATTATATTATAATATAATACAATTTTTAAAATTTCAAAAATATATATTTTAAATTAAACTCGTTATTGTTTATACGATAGACACAGTCCAATTATCGGCACCTTCCTTGGTTAAATTAACTGAATCGAGAGTAACTGCACTATTATCATATTTAATTCTTAAAAGAGTTTTAAAGTCTGAAGTTAGCGTTTCGTAATCCGCCACTGTTGTTGTATATCCATTAATTATTGCTTGAGTTTGACCTGATCCGAATAAATTTTTCGTTAAGCTCCAATCAGCTAATTTGGAAAATTTTACCCAACCACCACTCCAACTTTCTTTCTGAAAATTGTCAAATGTCGTCTCAGCATCGGATGTCGCTAATTCAGACATTGTAAAACTAAATCCGGTAAGAGTCTTATCGGTTCCATCTAACGATCTAGCTGATATTATAACCATATTTTCTGTAGTCGCTGCCATGCCACCGGCAGGTCTCATATCTGCACCATTTATAAAATCAGGAAAAGGTCCAGGCCATACTGCACCAGTAGTGTATTCAAGTTTTATTTCGATATCACTTGTCGATGCCGCGGTTGCTTCAGGTTCTGGCTCTGGTTCTGGCTCTGGTTCTGGCTCTGGTTCTGGTACTATTGCTGGATTTTCAACATAGACAAAATAACCAGTATTTGTTTTTAAATTTGGATTAGAAATTACATCTATTTGAGTCCAACTTTCTTGTGTTAATGTAGTATCATGTGCTACTCCTTCTTTTAATTCATAAATATATCTGTAAAAGATTGATTTATTAACTCCCCATGCTGTAGTGACTTCATCCCAATTTCCATCAGCATTTGGAGATACTAAATACCATTTCTTCTCAGTGAATAATCCACTCATTATATATATTAATAATAAAATATTTATTTATATTTTATTATCGTGTTTTGCTAAATCATTTTTCTTGTTTCTAATAAAATCATTAACATCTAATCAATTTGCTTGATCTTTAATTTTCTAAATCATCTTAAATTATAATTGGTATATATTCAATTACTACTTAAGGCTCTAATTTTGTGGCTCAGGTTCTGGCTCAGGTTCTGGCTCAGGTTCTGGCTCTGGTTCTGGCTCTGGTTCTGGCTCAGGCTCTGGTTCTGGTTCTGGCTCAGGCTCTGGTTCAGGTTCTGGCTCAGGCTCTGGTTCAGGTTCTGGCTCTGGTTCTGGTTCAGGTTCTGGCTCTGGTTCTGGTTCAGGTTCAGGCTCTGCTTCTGCTTCTGCAGTTAATGACTTTAAATCTACAGACATTCTTTTTCCATTATCAGTTACACCATTAATATAATAATTTATTATTCCGCATTTATGTGAAGTTCCATTCCAATTTAAAAATGTATTTCTTGGATAATTATTAGGTATTGTCACTGATAGATAATCGTTTTCATTTTTTAAATTATTTGTTGTATTTATTCCATTAGTATTACCATAACTTATAGATAAATCTGGATTTACTATATTAAAATTATCATCTGACGTATCTGTTTTATTAAAGAAAACAGTTGAATTACTATATAAACTTGGAACATAAATTCCAGATCCATCCTTTTCTTCACTTATTATTACTCCCCCACTTGTATTAGATCTCACATAATATTGAAAGAATGTCTTTGGTGTATATTCATGTGCTTTTGTATAATCTACTACCCATCCAATGTCTTCTAGAAACCCAATTGTTACTCTACTTAATGGATTATCCACATTTTTCCAAGATTCACTAAATGCAGTCATCAATTCTTCATCTAATCCAGGATGATAATAACCATTTATAAATCTGTTTGGAGAACTTATATTATGCTGATGTCCTTCTTCAGGATGAGCATTTTTACTTCCTGTATTACCATCATCCTCAATTGGTATTCCAAATAAATTATTTGATATATCTGGGAAATAGGATTTGTACTCACGAAGTGCATTTGCTCCATTATAATATCTTTTTCCGTCACTTTCCACTACAACTGGTTTATTTATTGGAGGTACATCTGGTATAAAGTTAAAACTACCTATTCCTAATATATGACCAATTTCATGTAAAGCCGTATAATGCAATAAAGATTTACCTGATGGTTTTATGCTATTTTTCATCGCTGCTAATCTATTTGAATTCATATTTACAGTTCCTGTTGATGGAAACATTTTGCCAAATTCAGTTTCTTGATATGAAGCACCGAAAAACCTGGTGTATCCTATACCGGCTGATCCTAATATATTTGCATTTAATTCTACAAAATTAAATTTTATCTCAACCTTATGAGGAATTGTATTTTCATATGGTTTTATTCCAGAAGGAAGTATTTCATTCCATTCATCAACTGCTTCGTTTATTATTGTAACATAATCATTATATTCTTCCATAGATAAACTTCCTGGATCATATTCTACTTGAACACGTGGAGATACACTATTATCTGGATATGTTATTACTTGTAACCCTGGTTCTGCTTCAGGTTCAGCTTCAGGTTCTGCTTCAGGTTCTGCTTCAGGTTCTGGTTCTGATTCAGGTTCAGCTTCTGCTTCAGGTTCTGCTTCAGGTTCTGGTTCAGGTCCTGGTTCTGATTCAGGTTCAGGTTCTGGTTCTGGTTCTGCTTCAGGTTCTGCTTCAGGTTCTGCTTCAGGTTCAGGTTCTGGTTCAGGTTCTGATTCTGGTTCAGCTTCTGGTTCTGGTTCTGCTTCAGGTTCTGCTTCAGGTTCTGGTTCAGGTCCTGGTTCTGATTCAGGTTCAGGTTCTGGTTCTGGTTCTGCTTCAGGTTCTGCTTCAGGTTCTGCTTCAGGTTCTGCTTCAGGTTCAGGTTCTGATTCAGGTTCAGGTTCAGGTTCAGGTTCAGGTTCAGGTTCTGATTCAGGTTCAGCTTCAGGTTCTGGTTCTGGTTCTGGTTCTGGTTCAGGTTCAGATTCAGGTTCAGCTTCAGGTTCTGGTTCAGGTTCTGGTTCAGCTTCAGGTTCTGGTTCTGGTTCTGGTTCAGCTTCAGGTTCAGGTTCAGGTTCAGGTTCTGGTTCTGGTTCTGGTTCCGGCTCTGGCTCGGGTTCAGGTTCCGGATTATCATTATCAAAGAGTACTATCCTATAATTACCTAATGTATCTTTTAAATCATCTCCTCCTGGATTAGATGCTAATACTACATCTGTATTACTAGATTTTTGATTATCTTCTGAAAATATATAGGCAGCAGGTCCATAATCATTACCAGGACCTGTATATGGCGTGTCATTTGAATATCTTGATAAGAAATTAGAAGCAATCTTTATATCTTTATCATTATAAAGTTCTACAATTGTATTGAGCATACGAGACCAATTTCCATCTTGTGTCCAAGGTGTTAAAATGATTTCTGCGATTTCTGTACCATTTGGTAATGTAATTTCAATATCGCTGGTTCTAAATAAACCAACAAAATAATAATTACTAAAAGTACTAGTATCTCCATTCCAAGCTTTTTGGTCATTAACAGAAGGGGCTATAAGATTTTCAATATGTCCCCAATCTGTTTTATCTGGAAAAGGATCTGTTTTACTAATCATAGTTTCACCAAAACTGCGAACACAGCAAAAAGTACCTAAACCTTTACTAATAAAGTCAGTGCTAAAATCATGTTTAAAAGTTGGATTACTCATACCTATTACTTCACCATTTCCTGATATTGCTACTTTTTTTGAAAATTCATATGAAGTATAACCATAATAATTAAAACGGCCGTATGGTATACTAATTCCCTGATAAACAAATTCCCCTTGCTCCCATGAATTATTATTCCATTTATATAGAGATACATTTGATGGGATTTCTGACTGATAATTATTTCCTGTTACTAATCTCATACCATCTCTAGCTAATGCTACTGAAGTTCCTAAATTTTTTCTTCCCGTAATTTCTGATATTAACGACCATGTTGTTCCATTAAAATCGTAAGTTCTTACTAATCCCGGAGAATTGTAGCCTCCAGGCGCACCAATTACTATTCTATTTCCGTCTTCATTTATATCAACTGAATTTCCAAATTCACTATTATTTGTGTCACCCATCAAAAAGTTGTTTGTACCTTGATAATCTAATAAATTTACCCATGCTGATGATGTTTCATCCCAATCATATATAAAAACACGTCCTTTACTACTGCTATATTTTGGAGCCCCTATTACTATTCTTTTATTATCTGTCATTGAGATTGAATAACCAAATTCTTCATTACTTTCTAAACCATTTAATTGACCATTGAACCTGTAAAATGGATTACCTTCATCAACCTCAGTAAGGTCTCCAACCATACCTAATTGATAATAACCATTAGTGGGATTTCTCCCATTTAGAATTTGTGAATCATTATATTGATATACAGTAACTTTACCAGCTACATCATTTAAACTAAAACTATTGTTCCTATTTTTCGATGTCCAACTATTATCCAATTCCTCTGGCCATTTTCTTCCAGTTGTTGAACCAATTGCTATAGTATTACCATCATTGGACAATGATATAGAGCATCCGAAGTTGTTATCAAAACTATAAATGTACCATGGATCTGTTGCTATTATATTTTTCGACCTCATGATAAAGTTTGTGTATGGTGCAGGTTTATCGTACCAGGTCAAATCCTCCTCCTCGTATTTTTTAGTTCCTTCATCATATCTATACATATGGACAGTACCATGAGCTTCATCCATACCCCAAGCTCCTACAGCCACTGTTTTTCCATCACCCGATATAGATACTGTTCTACCAAATTGAATCTGTGATTGAGATGAACCAATATCTCCCTCTACAAAATCATGAATTGTCTCTCTGCCTACATTATGTAAATCATATCCTATTTGACTCCAATAATATCTACCTACTACAGGTGGTATGTATGTAACTACTAGGTTGATATCTGTTTTAATATTTCCTTCATCTGTTAATTCTGGTTCAGTATATATTAAAGGCTTTGATTGGGTTATATTATTACCATCATAGTCTCTTGCAATTGTAGCTTCACCAGTATTGCGTCTAGTTTCATAATGATATGTATTATTATCTTCATCTTCTTGTGTGTATTCTTTATATTCTAATATACGAACTGCTCCACAATTACCACGTTCTGCTTTATTGCCAATTACACCCCATGTTCTAGGTATTCCAATTGCCATAATTTTGCCATCATTAGATAAGCTAATTGAATCTCCAAAACCACTATTTCCTTGTTCTTCCATATCATTATTCCAGGTAAGGTCATTACCACCTCCTAGTAAAAATCCACCTTTTTTTTCCCAAACCACATTAACTGGTTTTGGACCGGTAGCAGTAATTCCATTATCAGGTTGTGTAATTAAATTATTACCATCAGCATCTAATATATCAATATGTCCAAGTGCCCATTCATAATCTGTTTGATTATCGGTTGTTGTCCCGGTATAATAAAATGGATTACCATTACCATCACTAGGTATTAATTTAATTTTTTTAACTTGTAGAGTCGCTTCAGGTACTTCTGGTTCAGGTTCTGGTTCAGGCTCTGGTTCTGGTTCTGGTTCGGCTTCTGGTTCAGCTTCTGGTTCAGCTTCTGGTTCAGGCTCTGGTTCAGGTTCTGATTCAGGTTCTGATTCAGGTTCTGGTTCAGGTTCTGGTTCAGGTTCTGGTTCAGGTTCTGGTTCTGACTCTGGTTCAGGCTCAGGTTCTGGTTCAGATAATTTATTATAAGTAAATACAAAATAGTTATTACTTGGATTAGCAGCATCATCTATTAATTCTTTAGTATCTGCACCTTGACTTATATTATTATGATATAATATATCATCAGCAGTTATCATATATGTTTTTCCTATTTCAAAATCACCTGTAAAGTGAAAGGAGATACTATCACCTGCCTTAAGTGGAGGCCTATTATATAAATATACTTCTAGTTGAGAATTTGTGACTCCAGTAGTGCCCAAAAAGTAATCTTGACCATGTATAGAATTTACGGAAGATTCAGACAAGATAGTTAAATTATAATCTGCTGTTGATTTTTGGTAATAAGTTGTTGTTACACCATCTTGTAATACATAGAATGGAGTATTAGCTGGTAATAAATGTATTTTTGTTGCTTCATTAATATTAGTAGTAACTTCAAAAATTCTTCGATAATCATAATTATTATATCCAGTTGCATCTTTTGTACCAATATTTTTAACATCAAATGTAATTACACCTGTATTTATATCTAAACTAGAAGATGATTGAACTTCAAAATCAGCTAGATCAGGTTCTGGTTCTGGTTCTGGTTCTGGTTCTGGTTCTGGTTCTGGTTCTGGTTCTGGTTCTGGTTCTGGTTCTGGTTGTATTTGAACATATGGAGAAACGCTACCTTCTTGTCCAGTATACCATTTAATAAAAGATTGATAATCTGCAGAATATTTTACTGCGACTCCATCTACAAATACAGTTTTACCAGAATTCCAATCTCCTACTGTTATATCTTCTGTAAATAAAGTAAATTCATATGATTCATTAGTTGTATTTAAACCTTGATTGTAAGGAGAAACACTATCTGTTTGTCCAGTATACCATTTAATAAAAGGTTGATAATCTGCAGAATATTTTACTGCGACTCCATCTATAAATACAGTTTTACCAGAATTCCAATCTCCTACTGTTATATCTTCTGTAAATAAAGTAAATTCATATGATTCGTTTGTATTTCTTAATTGAATTATTTTACTTGATAAAGAAGAAGATGTATTTTCTTCCTCTATCCAAACATTATAGGGAAAACCTGGATATTGTGGATCGCCATTTTCATCTAAAATGCCATCTGCCCATTTATTATATGTCTTTGTTACAGGACTATTTTTATCCTTAATATTAACATAATTTAATTCAAATATTTTATTATCAGGTGCGGGATCTAATGGAGAAAATATTTTTAAATATTGACCTGTTGCATTTTCCGTTAAAGATGTCCATTCTTCTTTTATTTCTAATAAATAATTATTTACATCTCCTAACCCATTTAAATTAATTTCATTGCCACTAATACTATAAATAATGTTATCATTTTCATCTTTGTTTATCTCAGGTAATAATGAACCTATATCTCCATCTATTGCCTCTATATTTTTCATCCCAAATAAATATATTGCTGTTGTATCTTTTTTCCTTCTGACTTGTAAATGACCATCATAAATTCTTAGTCCTAGTAATTTTTCACTTTGAATGAATTGATCGATAATTTCTTCTTCTATCCAAACATTATAAGGATAATCTGGATATTTTGGATCGCCATTTTCATCTAGAATACCAACCGCCCAATTATTATATGCATTAATTAAAGTACTATCTTTATTCTTTATATTAAGATAATTAAACTCAAATAACTTGTTATCAGGTGCGGGATCTAATGGAGAAAATATTTTTAAATATTGACCTGTCGCATTTTCCGTTAAAGAAGTCCATTCTTCTTTTATTTCTAATAAATAATTATTTACATCTCCTAACCCATTTAAATTAATTTCATTACCACTAATACTATAAATAACGTTATCATTTTCATCTTTGTTTATTTCAGGTAATAATGTACCTATATCTCCGTTTATTGCCTCTATATTTTTCAGCCCAAATAAATATATTGCAGGTGTGTCTTTTTTCCTTCTGACTTGTAAATGACCATCATAAATCCTTAGTCCTAGCAATTTTTCACTATCTGTAAATAAATCATCTACAATTATTTCTGATTCAGGTTCTGGTTCTGATTCAGGTTCTGGTTCAGCTTCTGGTTCTGGTTCTGGTTCTGGTTCTGCTTCTGGTTCTGGTTCTGGTAAATCTTCTTCATTAAATATATTATAATTAAATTCAGTTGTTCCATCTGCCAACCATTTAAATAAATAACCCTCATTTGGTTTCATATTAATTGTACTTGATGTCGAC